GCTCATTGCGCCCGTACCAATCGCAACATTATTAATTGCTGTGGTGTTACTCTGGAGTGCTTGATACCCGCTAGCCGTGTTGTTGCTGCCTGTGGTGTTGCTGTAGAGTGCGGCCTCACCGTTAGCTGTGTTGCTGCCGCCTGTGGTGTTGCTTAGGAGTGCGTTTACCCCGTTAGCTGTGTTGTTGAAGCCTGTGGTGTTGAAAACGAGTGCGTTCACCCCGCTAGCTGTGTTGTTGAAGCCTGTGGTGTTGGCAGCTAATGCGGCTGTCCCATAGCTTGTGTTACTTGATATCGCACCTGCACCGCGATATGTCACAGCGCCTGTAAAGGTTGCGCCAGATAGATCGGCTTTGAGCGCCAAGTCAGCGCTGCTAGCAGCCCCCAGCGTAGCCCTCGCCGCAGCAGCATCAGCGTCGTCGATTAGGGTGCTCCCGAAGGTGCTGACAGCCGAGACTGCCAGCTTCTCAGCATCCAACTCGTTGAGCGCAGCCTGCACCGTAGTGGCTTCGATGTTGCCTGCTGGGGTGTTGGGCACGTTCCCTGCTATGGGCTTAGTCGTCATTGTGGTGGCATCATTAAAGACCACCTGTGTTGCATTTAGTGAAACTGCCATGTTTGGCTCCTTATGGTGTGCTACCAGCGGTTACCATCGCTGATCTCAAATTTACGTTTGCCGAATTTACCGTAAAGCTATAAAAGAAAATACTGGTCGCACTACGATAGCTCACCATCTGAATGCCACCAACCGGATTGTCAATCAACTGTCGCACATCTGCATCATTTAGTGAGATTGGCGTTGTACGACCTGGTGTGACAAGCTGAAGCTCAGCCAGAATAGCACTCATTGAAACAACACTAGTTCCTATAGTCATTACTTATTCTCCAGAGCGACGATACGTTCCCGCAGCATCACAACTTCCTTTGCCAATTCAATGCAAGCGGCGAGTGCGGCGTTACCATAGGCGACCGACAAGCTACCCTCTTCATTAGTAATAACCGCATCTGGCATCACCACTTGCAACGACTGGGCTGACACACCAACTTGGGTTAGTTCGACATCGGTACGATCATAAATTCCCGACTTGACTTCCGCGAGTTCAGCGATAAAATCAGCACCAAAACCGCGCCAGTTAGTTTTAACACGCTCATCCGAATTAGCAGTTACGTTATTCGCTGCTGTTAAATTACCAGATGCATCTAATGTCAGCTTCGTTGATTGAGTACTCGTGTCAGTCTGTTGTTGAAATAACAAAGATCCAGCATCATTTACAACCTGCCTATAATTATGCCCGTTATTCAGAGAGTGAACTCTGACTTGCCCACCGAGTGACGTTACAATAATAGGGCAATATATAGAAGCATCAAAAGTTTTACTGCCAGTAAATGTCTGGGCACCAGTAGTAATGATACCCGATGCAGTTGAACTAGCCGCAGGAATTGCTCCATAAGCTACTGCAGTCATCCCGGTCCCAGTCAAAGACCCGGTTGGGCCTGCGGTTGTACCGGCCGTCCAAGCGAATGTGGTTGGATAGTAATTAGTATCTGTATTATTATCTGCACCCCATGCAGCTGTACCTAAGGCAGTCCATCTAAGAATATTTCCAGAAACACCGCCTGCAGGGATATGGATATTGCCAGCCGTAGTTGGGTGGGTATATACAGTATTATTATCTGGCGGTGTACTCCATGCGCCCACTCCATTTAGATACTGGCTTGCTGTTCCAGCAGCCTTTGCGACTAAAACTCCAGAGTCAGATGTCAGTATAGGTAGATCTGTAGTGGTTCCAATAGCCCCAGCATTAGTAATGTTACCATGAGTGTGGCTTGTTGGTGACCTAGAATCAGATAACCGACTATCATCAGAAACCAATCCGGTCATAGCTTCCTGTGCCGTGCCTGCTGCGTTCATGCGCAGACTTTCTAAAGCTTTGAGTGTTATATTTGCCATGTCTTATGCTCCTGCGATAACTTCGCTTGTGTTGACGGTGCAAAGCCACCGGATGTTGGTTGCTGCGACCCCTGTTACTGTGATCGCCAAGCCTCCATTGACCGTGTCTGCGGTGAGTACAAGGGGTGTGGCACTCAGACCTGTGATGTTGTTGAACAGCGAGGTGAGAGTGGATGCGTGCAGTGTGGTGGCTGCTGCGGATGCTACCCGGTTGATAACTGCGGTGAACTCGAAGGCTGCTAGCTCTGCACCACCCGCTATGTTTCTACGTGCTGCTACTTGTCCTTGCACAGTCATCATCTGATTGTTTTGGAGGATGAGTTGGTTGTCTGCTCCGCCTGCTGAACCGTCTGAGCCAAGGGTTGATGCTGTTGCGTTTGTGGTTTCGCGGCGTAGGGTTAGGCTTCCGCGTTGACAGTCTCCAGCGTCTACGAATCTGCCGGAAGCATAGGCGTATTTACCGGTGATACCTTGAGTATTCGCAGAATATCCGCCTGGGATTGTTGAATATAACCCGCTGGCTGTATTACCAGAACCACCACCTACCGTGGCATTGGAACCGCCCCCAGCAGCATTCGTGTTGCCACCCGATACAGTGCAGGAAGTGGCATTTGCGGTGTTTGCTGTTCCCCCAGCAACAGTAGCAAAGTTGCCACTTGCAGTATTAGAAGCTCCACCGGCCACAGTAGCATTTGTCCCGCTTGCAAGACTACTTGACCCGCCGCCTATTGTTGAATATGCACCGCCCGCCACGCCATCAGCATTTGATCTAGATGACTGCCAATCAACCGCGTTTATGCCTCGTTTATTACCGCCCGCAGCCAAGTTATCCGCAATGTGAGCAGTCAGCGCACCAGAGCCTTTAGGTTTCAGTGCAAAGTCAACATTCGTTGCTGCATTGGTCGCTGTGAAAGATACAACAGGGACTGTTGCATTCGGCGCTGTTGTGCTGACTGCGGATGTGAAGTTGGAGACGTCTGTGGCAGTGCCGGTCATCGTCCCCGCCGAGAAGTTGCCAACAGCATCCCGCATTACCAGTGTGCTTGCCGTATTCGCTGTAGCTTGGCTGTCTCCTGTTATGGTTCCGTTGAGGACTGCCATGGTCAGGATCTTATTGGTTAATGTGGCAGACGATGTAAGTGTCACAACTTCTGTCCCAATATCTATAGCATCGTCTGCCACGGAAATACGATTAGCCGTTCCAATTATATTCAGAATATTGCCATCTTTTTTTAATCCTGCGCCTGCAGTAATTGTTTGGCTAAATGTCAGAGGTGTTACGCCAAGTTCAATAGGATTTACTGTCGTGAGTGTATAACTCATTGACCCAGATATCGTTCCAGATGTTACGAATACATCCATACCGGAAGTAACTTTAGAACTTGTATTTGCATCTGTAGAACGGGAGGCTACTACGCCTGATGCAACGACTACATAGATACCATTCTCAGTTGTAGCAGTTTGATTCTTAAGCAACACCCTATTACCGGTTGCTATTATCACATCATCTATAGTAACGTTATTAATCAATCCCGTGGCTATATTGATATTAACAGTAGAGGCAACAAGAACCGATTCCTTATCCTTAAGTTCTTGTTTGGTTGTATCTACATAAAGTCTAGTTGACGCGTCTGTACCATTGGTCGGTGTAGGTACGGTGACGACTCCCGTAAAAGTAGGCGACGCTAATGTTGCGCGAAGAAGAACGCTGTCACTAAGTGACTTAAAGTTCCCATCGAGTTCCAAATTAGTAAGTGGTGCACCTTTAAGGATGGTACTTGTAGGAACTATTGGGGTAAGAGATGCCCTGTATTTAATATTACTCATCATCTATCCAGTTTTTGTAAAATAAGATTTATCATAGATTGTATATTTATTATTTCGGTTTTAAGAAACCCAACTGAAGTATCTAATTCATTAATTTTATTAACACCATTTTTAACTCTTAAAGCGTCAATTTGTGCCCGATGAAAAGCAGAATTATTATTGACGAGAATGGCGCCGTTACAATCCCTAAGAATATTGGGAATAATTTGCCCGGCTTCGTCTTGAATTATGTTGCTAGAATTATGCATCTATAACCCGTTACAGTTGGAATTACCATTCGATTAGTTGATCGAAGAACAATTTTAAGATCATATATATCGAATGGCGATAGATCCTCTAAAGTAAACACATAATCTAGTTCTTGTGTTGAGTTTGAAGATAAATTTCTCTCTACAGGACAATTCATCTTTGTCCAATTTAGATCGGTGTGAATAAGACTGGCTGATGTCAATGAAGTTCTCATATATACATCCACATTACTTTCCGCAGTCGATATCGCCGTTAGATTAAGTTGGGCGCCCTTTGAAATTTGAACAAGTGTAAATTGTTTTGTAAAATATTTAGAACGAGCAGAACCGCCGAATGCCAAAAGTTCCGAATTAAATCCAGAAAGTATGGCACTCCCTATGGCGCCAGTACCATCACCAGCAATTGTAAGTTTTGGTGGTTTTAGATAACCAGTTCCTGCTGTAACCACGGCCAAGGCGGTGACTTGTCCCCCACTTACTGTAGCAGTAACAACCGCCTGGACCCCATCTGATAGATGAGGCGGCTCAACAGTTACAGTTGCAGTAGTATATCCGGACCCATTAAATCCCTGAGTCATGCTAACGCTAGAGATAATAGCCGAAGCACTTGTTGATTCGAAGTCTTCTATACTACTTTGATTATTGATAATATATGCAAATGTAGAAAGTTGAGGTGGCTCATGAACAACTATCATCGGTGATACATTTGAATTAGTTGAGGACAGACCCATTGTAATCGATGTACCCGCGGGTTCAATTGAATTAAATATGTTCTGTGTAGCATTAACGGTTGATAACAATATAGAAGGTGCCACAGGTCTATAATAACCCGAGGTAATTCTAGTCGGTGATGATACTGCATACGACTCTGAAGTAGTAATCAAATCTGTCGTAATTTTACTTCCAATTGGAATATGGTTAACAATTTGAGATTTATAACCGGCCACAATATTATTTGTAGTAAGAATAAAAATTGATTCACAAATTAGTTTGGCCACTGCGTCTCGTCCTGGCGTATGGCCACCAGTGATCGTTATAGTTGGAGCAACTGTATATCCAGCACCAATATTGGTCAGCGTAATACTTGTAATTACACCACCGGCAATAACTGGAGTAGCAGTAGCAGCAGTAGTAAATGTGCCAGGCGCACTGGTAATAACTATAGCAGCATCAACAATATTATATCCAGCCCCGCCGTCATCGACTATAATTTTATTAACGAAGCCCGGCGTAGCCAAGGAACCAGTAGATGTAGCAACTACTGAAGCCGAAAATATAAAGACATAATCAGAAATTGATGTAATGACAAAATCTCCGGTCAAATTAGCAGCAGAGATTCCCCTAAATACCCCACCTTCTTTTGCGACCAGCGATATTTTATTATTAGTTATAAGACCGTGCTGATGTTGTGTACAAACAGTAATAACATTACTACCTATAGTAACTAAAAAGTTAGCCCCCATTAATAGTGTGGGCGCAGACTTGGCTGTATAAGTCAAATAACTATTTGTACTTGAAGTATCGAAAACCGCTTGATATAATGTAAATTTAATATCTTCGGATTGTTCTGCGGTCCAGGTCGAATTGTTTTGAGATTTAAACATAGAACCAAGATGAGGCTGTTCAAAAATAGTTAATGTATTTTCGATTGATTTTGCACCCATTTGAGATGTAAAAACGTGATACGCCATAGAATTTGTTCTAAGTACAAAACAATATTCTTTATTTTCATTAAGATAGACCGGTATATCAAATTTAAATTTTGTCGGAAGCGACGAATTTGAAGAAACAGCTACTTCTGTTGGTAATAGAGATTTTCTAGCAAATCTTGATACTAGTGCCGCGCCAGGATAACCATTAACTACTTCCCGAAGTTCAACCCAAACAGGGAGTGTATTATCCTTGGTAGAAAAGAAAATATCCAAAGATGTCACGAAACAACCACCGATTATACCGTACGTAAAAAACGATTGGGCGAGAGGGTCGGCTGGACCTACATCAGAACCATCCGAAAAACTCGATATTGAGTCTATAACATCAGTTGTGACAGTTGTGACTTCATTAATTACTACTGCTGGCGGCGCGCCAACGATATTCATCGTAATCGTCCGCAAAGAATCTTGTGTTTCCTTAAATGTCTCAAGAACACCTTGAGTATAGTATATAGCTGATGCAGAACCAACCATCGCGCCAGGTACAATATTTGTGCTTAATAGCGGTGTGTCTTGTACTCGAAACACTCGTGAACCAGTTTTAAAGGTGAATGGCGGAATATAAAAGTCTAGAACCAATCGACCCTGCGCATCTGTTACCGCTGCAGCGCCCTGTATCAGTCCCGCAGGAGTTATTAGATCATCGATTGAAGTGCCATCAAAGAAAGCATATAATCTGGTATTTGGTTTTGTATCGACTATATTAATTTTAATAATACGACTTCTCATAAATACTATAGGTAAAGATCCTATCAAATCAGTACGGGTAGACGTAATCGTAGAAGATTGTGCGTCGCTAGTAATAACTTGACGAGTCAATATTTGTGTAGTACTTTGTCCAGCATTAGTTAGGTTACCCCATAGTGTATTACCAGCGCCTGTTATCATAATTTTTGCCCCACTTTATTGAAAAAGTTTTTCCTAATTTTATTAATTTTTGATGTTATCATTTTTTATTTCTGTTCTGAGCGTACTGTATACTCACCCTTAAATAGTGATTTCCACTCAACCTTTTTTACGAATACACCAATGAACCAAGAAATCGGTTTAAAAAATACTTCGCGGATAATCATGCCCTTAATATTCGGTTTAGAATTTTTTACACCCATTTTATATGCAATATCTTCGGCAAACCATCGTGTTGGGTATACAATTAGTTTAGCAAAAATTTTATATCTACGTATCAGCTTGACAATACTCCGACCCCAGAAATGATAACCCCGCATAGTCTGTTCCGAAAAATTATTTTTACTATATTTAATATCGGCGCGCCATAATTCTCGCGAGATGACGCCTGTGCGATAAAATTCTGTACATATAATTTTGCCGCTATCGCCCCCGCTATCGCCCGGTCCAGCGTCGCTGCCAAAGTCGGACGGCGCGAAGTTACCAGAAACTGACTCACCAACATCCTGCACATCCATCATCGCCTGACCAGAATCGTCGACCCAGCCGCTATCGACAAACGAGCTATTATCGGTGTCGCCGCCCCCTGTCGATGTAATGGGGACTATGACCAGGCCAGGCACTGTTCTAAAAACATTTATTGTGGTTTTATTAATAATTGGCGGCGGCGCTGGTGTAAATTGAATCAGAGCACCAGCAGTCGGTTGCCAATCATAGGACCGATGTATTTCAGTCGTTTGAGTCTGAGCGTCATTAATGTGCATAGGTAAATATTCAGTCTCAACCCAATTATCAAAAGAAGGTACCAGTTCCATATATCCAGTCCACCCAAAGGATAAAAACGGATTTAAATTAGTTTGATTAGATGATAAAGGCTGCTTGGCAAAAGTTATTTCGGTATATGGTAATGTATATACCATATTACTATCACCAAGTTGGATGTTATTAGTTGTTTTAAGCGTCATATCAATTAATTGACGTTCGATCTGAGGAATAATTCCACTACCCGTATATGTAACACTAAATTCTAAATTACCAAGATTAGAAATGGTATCTGGATTATCGAACGACTCAACTAAATAGCCAGATTTAAAACGATTCAATCCAGTTGCGGCATCAACCACATCAAAATTGATGGTATTTTTTTCCGACATCGAAAGCAAAGCGAAATTTTCAATATTCATAACACGCTTTTCGAGTCTACCAAGTCCCGCCATAGTATAGCCTCGGTTTTTTGGTATAGTGATACGAATATCTTTCGTCCGCCTTGTGTACGCTGGAATAAATAATCTTGCAAGTACTAAAATATCCAATGGAATATTTGGTGCCACCGGTATTTCTTTTGGTGTACCATATATTATACGAATTTTAGATGATTTATCCAGAGCCACAATTACAATTTGAGGTATATAGAAGTCAACAATACTTGAGAATCTTGATTGCGGTATTAGCATATCTGATAAACTATCATACCCATCGCCCGCAGAATTTTCACGAGGTCTAAAATCTATGGAAGAGGCCAGCTTATAGAATCGTCCATCAGATGGTGATTTGAAATTAGGAATTAATTCATAATCATCTGTTAATGCTACACTATATGATTCAGGCCCAAAGAAATCACCAGTGCCATGATGTGAGAAATACTCATAATTTACAGTCAGTGTTCCGGTGACCGGCAACCCAACTAATATTAAGCGCCCGCGTAGATAAGCAAAATCTCTCTGGCCATTATCAAGTTTATAATGATTAGTTACATCGCCCATTGTAGTCGAAATTACACTATTCAGTTTAAAAATATCAGCCTGCGCTAATAATACGCTTACGCCTGGGGTTAAGCCCTCCTCTTGAGTATTCGGTACTAGAGTTTTTGTTTTGCTTGGAATACCAACTTTAGAAACCGCCACGATTACCGCAATTGGAAGATTAGCTGCCCAGGTATCAGTAATTGTAATATTGTGACCAGAAGAATCCAATGTGCAATTTGCAACAGAAATAGAGCCGTTTGGACCGACGGCAGTAATATTACCAATTTCAAGGGGATCAATAGTAATACCGACAGTATTGCCGATACCCAATGTTGCGGTATTAAGACTAGTTACACCTGAGATATATTTGAAGACTTTATATGAAACACCGACTGTTCCAATATTTTTGGGAGCAGAAAATGGGAGTTGAATAACAGATGAATTACCCCCAAAGTTACCGACCGAACTTATTTCGGTAATAACACCAGTACCATTAGTACCAGTGATAAGATCATTTATAATAGGATTTAAATTTGCAGAATTTCGATAGATATAAAGTTCATTATTGGATTTATCCCATTTCCAAACAACACCAGATCGGCCTATCCCTGTGACAGTAATTGCTTCATCTTTAATAAAATTAGCACCCGAACCAAGAATAGCAAGCTTTTGCAATACTATTCCAATATCTACATTTGTAGACGATTTGATATAACCAATATTTTCTAACGAGGCCCCGCCTGTCATTAGAATATCGGTGATAAAGAATTTTGAGATAAAATGTTGTGTAATACTACCAGTATCATGAAAATCTATCGCAATAATTTTGGCGGTACCTACTTGGACGCCAGTAGCAAATGTAAATAGCTTAACGGTTTCTCGGGTAACAATGTTCGGTAATGAAAAAATGTTTGTAACAAACAGATATTGACCAAATGATGGATTAACATTAATAGTTCGGCTATTAATATGTGCGGCCGTCCGAGCTTTATTAATTGAAAACGCTTGTTTCGAAAGGGTTGTATTCTCAAAACCTTCTATATATGCTTTACCATCATCAATATTTACAACAAACTGTTCAGCATCGCCGCCCTGTGCGACCGTAAATTGCCCGTTATTATATTTAGTTTTAAGATGTTCTCGAGCGGAAACTTTAAGGCCACGAACAACATAATTACCAGATTCATCAAAGGTCCGCCGTGCCAACGCTTTTTCTAGTTCATTATATTTTGGATAACGGGCATGTTCTTCAAGCACACCATCACTAAACCGCATCAATTCAATATAATCATCGGTTATATTAGAACCTATTGGCGTGGCAACAGGTAAAGTCGTTAATATTAATGACAATTTAAAACGATCCGCTCCAGGTGCTGAAAAGTTAAAAGAGCCATTGGCTGGATCAAGTAAAGTTTGATCTGTATCTGACGTAACTATAGTTTCGTTTATTTTTAGAAGTACGTGTGTGGTTGGGGTGCTTGTATATTTTCCAATAATAACAGTCTGTTTTGCTACACTAGCAAAATATCCGTTTACATAATAGACACCCTCGTTGACCGAAGCAGATGCCCCAATACCGATTGCTGTATTAAGACCAACTGTATTAGCAACAGTTAGTGCCAGAGCACCAGCTCCAATTAGAATAATTTCATTTGCGACAACCTGACCGCTACCAGAAATATATCCAACATATAGAGTACTTGGATCAGATTCTGTTGCACCAATTGCGTTTTTAATCACAAAGGTAACGCCCGATGTTTGTCCAACTCCAGTTGAACCAATTAGGGTTAATACATCGGTAGTCCCGTCTACTAACTTTATATATGGAAGAGTCAGATTAGCCGTTGAATTACCAGGAATAACAATAGACCCATGCTTAAAGATATGGTTGCCAAAGGTTTTTATTTGATTCTGTATAATAGATTGAATCTGAGTCAGTTCTCGGGCTTGAACAGAGACCCCAGGCTTAAATAGAATTTGATGATAAGCCTTAGCAGGATTATAGTCATCATAATAGGGAGCTTGTGAAAAAATGGTCATAGTATTTTAGAATTCTATTACTGTTCGAAATGAAACGGTTTGATCGGGAGTCTGAATAAATGATGGTCGATTATCAATAAACAAAATTTCACCAGTATTTTTGTCGATATTTGGTCCAAGAACACTCACAATAGTCTCGTTGGTGCCAGTCCCAACAATATTTATAACAGCACCGGCAGTTAATACACCCGCGGTTTTCGGGAGTACAAGTAAACTTGTTACCCCGGTCACCGATGTATCTGATGAAATGATCAAATATGTATGATTATCAGTAATATTCCTAATAACCGTATCTGCTATCCATACTGTAAGATCAAATGCACCGGTAACGGCATAACATGTTGATCCGATAATAGAATCAAGTTTTTCTCGTCTTTGGCTATTTTGAACTGTCAGAGTTTTGATGATCGTTGTGGCCGTTACAATAGTAAATGTCGGGGGAGTTGCTACATTGGACTTTGTCAAAATTACACCAGGTAATACACTTACAGGGTTTCCGTTTTTCGTAAAAATGTATACATTACTCGCATCTGAAAAATAAACCAAATAAACATTTGCAGCTCCATCTGTACAGACAGTCCCCACCGGGAAGTCGGCAAACGTCGCCCCAACGCTAAAAGTACCAGTGGTATTCCAAAGATTAGTACTAGTCAATGACACACCATTGACAACCTGTGATCCAGATGCAGAAGTTACTGTCATACCAGAAATCGATGTACCTACAGTAACAGAAGTTATCGTATAATCATTGGTTAAACTATCCCGTAGAATAGTACCTGGGGGGAAGTCTTGAATTGTTATACCAACACCAAATTCGGAAATTAACGCATACGAGTTCTTACTAATCGGATCAGAAATGTTAGTGCCAAACGCAGGACTTCTTGGGTTACGAATTAAGCCGTATTGTCGATAATCATTGTCAATCTTTACACCGCCGTATGATTCGCGTGTGAGATTACCGAAAAACATAATTGATGTCGCAAATAATTCCGATACAGCATCTCGCCCGTGCCCAAGTGGTGGAGAAATATTGGCATAAAGTATCGCGGCTGTTCCACCAGGTGCTGGTGGTTGTGAAATTACTATATTTGCTACTGTATAATTTTTACCAATATTGGTCATTATTATATTTGTCAGTTCACCATTTAATCCAAGCGTATATGTAACAGTAGCATCGGAGCCGTCACCCTCAATTGTTAATAGTGTATTTACGGGATAACCAGTGCCCGCCAAAGTAGTTACTATTCGCTCAATTGTACCAGGAATCGCTAGCATTTCTACAACCGCCTGAGAAGATGTATAATCGCCCGTAGAAAGATTCACAGAGACCTGTGCACCTGTACCAAATGGATCAGATGTGTTTATAGTAATCGTAGCATTTGTATAACCAAACCCAGCATTAGTAATAACTACATTGACCAACTGCCCACCAACGATGACTGGCAGCATGGTCGCATCAACCCCATCACCACTTACAATTAAAGTCGTCGCCCCCTGGCTATATCCAGATCCCCCATCTTCAATAGTAATATTATCAATACTACCATTCGAAAAGAATCTAGACCGAAGCGCCGTCATCACGGGCATAAACTCACCCGTCAAAAACTTGTTAGCCAAATGCCTTGGAATATTATACATGAATTTCCAAGTATAACCATCAGATAATTGTTGCGGAGACAAGTCAGTCGTTGACGGTGGTATTGTAGATGGATTCAATGTCCCACCATTATCGAGACATTTATAGACATTAAAAGTCTCAGTAATTAAACAATATTTTGGATTGCCCTCAGAACCCTCGTCAACGGAGATATCATATGCGTTAAAAAATTTACCAAAAGCCCAATCGCTTCTTGGCACTACGAAACTCAGATCGGCTGCGGTAAGGGCTTTTAATAGCACAATCTCATTCCGAACTTTAGATTCATAATCTACAGATGAATTTGGCTGTTCATTTACATCGGCGAAATCGACTGTTCGCCCAAGATAATAATAATATCGTGCTTGCTTTGACTCGATCTCAGAGTACATAGCATCGGCGATCGCCTGCTTAAGTTTTTGTTTTACAATAGCGCCCAAAATTATTTCCCATCAACTATTAAGTTGGGTTAACAGTAACAGTCCATGTAATCGAAACCGTATCCAAAACACCCTTAGTCACTACGCCGTATATAGTTCGGCAAAGCATAGTACCAACCGTCGCGGCATTAAAAATACCCGCCTCGCGCAGAGCACCAGTACCAACGCCGGGCGCAAATGTTGTCGCATATGTCACTGTATTAGCGGACACAGATGATGAAACAAAGACCAATCTCGCGGTTTCAGCGACCAAAGTCGTCTGTGCCGCCGATGCCACCGTTGAGCCCGTGCCAATAGCCAGGTGTGACATGACGGTGGTTGTATTATTGAATACCCGTGATGCCATATAAGCAAGACCCGCGGACACAACCAAATTGGGGACGTGTTTTTCCTCAACTAAAACCATATTTTCGTCATAACGACGTACAAATAACTCACCGCTTGCTTTAATATTTTCTACGATTTTTCCCATTTTTTCTCTCCTGTTAATTACCATGTTTCTATATGTGACCCTGATTGCGTAAGATAAGAATTTCCCAGTGTTTCGGGGACTACAAAATAAGATGATACATCAGATGTATAATCTTGCGCAAATATTACTATAATTTGGCCCGTGTCCCCGGCAACTGCGATTTCAGCTCTAATATTATTTATATTGAAAATTGGATTGGAATCAATAGCACCAACCAATTCAGGCTTTACAAGCAGGGTATTATGGAGCCAAACCTCGTTACCAATCGAGGCTAGTTCAGATTTAGTCAGTGTAGTTTGGTGTGTCAGAGCATCGGTACCAAGCGCAATATCGGACTTGACTAGTGTAGTTTGGTGTGTCAGAGCATCGGTACCAAGCGCAATATCGGACTTGACTAGTGTAGTTTGGTGTGTCACCACATCGGTACCAAGCGCAATATCGGACTTGACTAGTGTAGTATCATGCAACCAAACTTCGTGACCACCCGTTGCAAATTCGGGTTTCACGAGAGTAGTATTGTGTAACCAAACGTCGGTACCAAGCGCAATTTCGGGCTTGACCAGTGTTGTATCATGTAACCAAACGTCGGTACCAATCGAGATATCGGGCTTTACCAGTGTTGTATCATGTAACCAAACTTCGTGCCCCGCTGTAACACTATCCTTAAGCAATTGTAAAAATTCACGAATAGCGTCTTTTAGAGTCGGGCTAATACTAATATTGTTTCGTAATTCAAATTGTCCCCATAACGCCATACCATCGGGATGCAGCAACGACATTACAGCATTTTTATATGTAGCCAATTGCGCATCTAATCGGAGAACATAAGAATTATGCTGATAATAATTGCTATCCTGTATCTTGATATCGTCCGACAAGAAGCCGCGAGTCGACGCATAGAAGCCTCGGTATCGCATTAACCCACTAAGATTTAATTTAATATAGGCATCACCTACCTGATACCCGGGATTATAAGTTAGATCTGTAAAGTCACCAAATGTACCACTTATAAAGTAAGCAAGTCTCGTTTGGGGTCTAATACATATATATGTTGTTCCAACAAATCCGTTACCTTGAGCAATAATATCAACAAATAGAAACCTTGATAAATCATTGGGGTCCATTGTAGTAATACGAATGATACAGTCTTTAGCTTGAAGCCCCGCTCCCGGAATAACATAAGCAGCCCCCGCAAAAAAACCGGGCTTTTCAGCACTCGTTAGAACAGCAATACCGGGTCCACCATTGAGTACAGTGGCACTAATGATCGCATCTACAATTACACCAGGTATTTCAATACCATCCTTATTCACAAAACTAAAAATATCACCAGTCTCGATAATAGCCTTGTGGGCCCGATCAATAAACAGGTCATAAATAGTATCGGAAATTTTCTTGACACTAGTGCATAATACAGCAAATCCAAGCTCGTGTACCTCGGGAGAATGAGCATCGCCATCGAAATGGATACCCCCCTTTTTGAGGATGAAATAATTACCCTGTATATTTGATGTTCCCACAAGATCAGTTTCGGGTCCAGAAAGTTGGACCCGAAATGAGACTTCCTGGGTCCAACGACCGTCAGAAGCTCTCAGAACACTATCGCCTGGATATATAAAATCTACTGACTTCCCGAACATAGCTCGCATCAGAAATTTAAACGAATCCTCACTACCTCGGGATAAGTAAAAATGTTTTGCTACTTTAAGAAAATCTTCGTCCGATATAGATCCAAAGCTCGGCACATTCTTGGCTAACTCAGCCTTCAAGGAACCTATAAAGCGATTCAGAGATGCATCGATATCTCTAAGATTATCTACTTTACCCGACTCCGTTGTCTCTAAGTACTCATAATACTTCTCCATAAACGTGATGATCTGAGGGAACTCATCACGATACAGCTCGGGGAACTGCTCTGCTATAAAGAGCGAAAGATTAGGTTTTTCCATTATCGCGGTGTGAATGTATAATTAGCACCGCCCGTAGCGATACCCGCAGCAATTTTATCTGAAATCGCTGATACTTTAAGAAGTTCATTTTGGATACCCGCAATAAGATTCTTATTAGATACCACATCATTGCTTAATGGGGTAAATACAAATTCAAGAAATGGATCATATAACGATGTAATTAGCAGAGCTAAAACATGCCAAGAACCAACATTATAATTAATTGTACCAACGTCTTGTATATAGAAAGGCGCACCAAGACTATTTTCTCGATAAAGTTGTAATATTCCCGCCCCATTATCCTTAATATAGCAACGGTCGGTAGTTAAATTTGTATAAAATCGAGTCGTATAGAAACTTCCGCCGTTATCTAGTTTGACGATTGGATTATTATGAACCAATGAATAGCCCGTGTTAATTTCAAAGTTGGGTTGTACTGGCACACGAATTCGTAGAGACATAGAGTTAGAACTAATTGATGTATCGCTATTGTCAATTAAAGCACTCAGTTTTGAAAATCTGAATACTGAATCAAATTTATTCAGAGTTTCTGAATAGTTAACAATTGTAGCTCTTACGTTGGTTTCAATTTCCCCCGTACTGAACGCGGCGATATTTTCGTTGTAATATACATTACAAAGAAGTTCTATATTCAAAAACCCTGCATCCACAAATTCTGGAGTCACTGTGACTATTCCACGCCGTAACAGTAAACTGCCAAGCATAGAGTTCTTTTCTATTGTATTAAAGAAATCTCGATTGTGCGGCTTGGCTGCAATAAAAAGTTTACCGTAGATTGGGGGGTTATTGTCCTGTCCACCCCAGGCTCGCACGGATTCAATATTTGGATAGTGTTGCATCAAAATATTCTCATAGTCAATAGCAGTGACCGCTCGATCCTGTGCCACAAACGCCCGAGGCGCATTGAAACGAATAGACTCGATATCTTCTGCTTCCTGGCCTGTACGGGCGGCCTGGACCGTGGTAATATCAAATACGAATGGATTTGAAAAGGTGCTATGGGGTATAAAGTTGTTAGCCCCATTCGCCTTAGACCCTGCTGAAATTCGATAATCAATATTAACTATATTGCCAGGTACTGGAGCAACTCCTAGTACACCATTGCCAAAGTAGATTTCGAACAATAGATCTTCTCGCTGTTTGATAAAGAAGAAATGATCCGTGCCGGTCGCTCGAAGCATAGAAGCAGCAGGAAAGAATCGACGCACTACATTTGAAGAAGAATTATCGGATACCAGAATCTCAAGTGTCGTTGTATCAATATCGGCATTTGGTATTACATACGAAGAAGTATTCGTGACCGTATATGAAATACTGCCTGTGGTCCCCTCAATAATTTCAACATTATTAAAGATAAAGGTACCCGCAAAAGTTTTAATCGCGCTATAATTTGTCAAAGGGCGAAATGTATAGGTTGAAGAACCAATACCCGCCAAAAAGATAGTATCTTTAGATAGGGCTAAAACCTTTAGGTCGTCGGATCCAGGTGGGGGTGTTACAACTATATTGATAATAGCCCGGGCCGATGTTACAGATTTTGCAGTATAGCCAAGTGCCTTAGCCAACGAAATAACTGAGGCCTTTTTTGATGCAGAGTCGATGAAAGATTCATTGATGGCCAAATTGGTATACAACATATTGTAATGTGTATTATATGCCAATAGATCAATCAAAACGGTCATCGCAGAACCCTCAAAATTATACGAATCAAATTCACTCTGTCCCCGAAGGAATGTTTTTAAATTCGCCTTGATGTCCTCGAATCCTAGACCGTTTGTTACGATTTGCTTCAAAATTATTCTCCAGTATTATTTGTGTTATTTATTATTGATATAGAACCACGTGGCCCATTTTGGGCCTGTAGAGTGGCATCTTACACTAATCGTTGATTTAACAACACCCAAAGTACTAGCAGCCACGGCGCCGGATTTGTATTGTATTCCGTCAATAGAACATGACTTCGACCATATATTTCCAGCTGCGCATCTTTTTCGTCCTGCGATCGACATATTTGCCCGAGAAGCTTCTGACATAGGTTTCCCAGTCAGAGCGAGTGATATTTTAGCCTTATGTTCGGCTGTGGGTCTAATTCCTATATGACCTAACCCTATATTTTTCTTGTGTTCATCTGATAGAGGTATACCAGTTAGGACCAATGATCTTTTAGACCTCTTTTCCTCTGTCCAACCTAACCCCATATTTTTCTTGTGTTCATCTGATAGAGGTATACCAGTTAGGACCAATGATAACGCTGCTCTCTTTCCCTCTGTCCAAGCTAAGGATATTTTTTTCTTATGCTCATCTGTCAATTTTTTTCCGGTCTTTGATAACGATATAGCAGACCTAGTAGTTATAGATACTATGTTACCGGCTTGCCCATCACCACCGTCCGTGAGATTGATTAGAATACCTGTACCGAGATTTTTTCTGCCATACCACATAATATAGCGGCGTTCAAGAGCCAAGGCCCCAAGTTCAGTAAGATTAGATTCCATAATTATTATATTGGAACGATCTTTAGGTGGAAATTTCTTGCCATGCATAGCAAATGCTCGGCCACCTTTGCCCTTTCCAATATAATATGGAGTACCAGCCATGGCCGCTTTGCTGTCCTTTGCCCGCAGGTAAGCGTAAATATAATAAATTGTTTTATTATTCATAGCTCTTCTAGCGCACGCGGGTGAGTGTAACACCCACTTCTAATGGGTTCTCTGTATTCTTAATTCTAAAGATAATTCCGATATACACTTTATTGTTATCGTAACTAGGGCGTACATTGACAGATAGAACATCGATCCTAGGCTCATAGTTATTTAGTACATTTGTGATGGCCTCGGTCATAGTTATAACAAATAGATCGTCCATATTATCGAACATCAATTTTCTAATTGGTGTACCGATCTCAGAATGAAATAGACGCTCATAATTACCGATCATCACTAGACTCTTAACCGCAAACTTTATTGCTCGGTCGTCAATCCGGATATTTAGATCGCCAGAGTTCGGATTCGCCCCAAAGACTGCATCTATATCTGTGTATGTTCGTGTTATTCTTGGCATAATTTTATTATTTAGTTATATTTATAACAGCAATACAAATGCGCCACGAGTATGCGTTTTATCGTTACGCATCGTAAAATGCGCCATTTTGTTGTCCCTTTGTTTGTATGAAATATGAATCCATATTGTGGGCCCTCTATACTCTAGAATAATCTGATTATATGCGGGCAATAATTTTTGGATTGCTATACAAGCATCAAAAGTCTCTTTCTCATCGAATAGATTAAACACTATGTCAACAGCGGATCCCGTCAAATGGTCTGATGATATAGAGCCTTTAATGGCTTTATTCCTAGCTTCTGAGCGCCAAGTATTGGTGATAATCATGTTTGGATATACACGTTTGATAGGATCGATAACATTTATAGTCAACTGTTTTAGATTACAAACGATTTGTTGTGCAGATAGGCCAGAGTTTATGCCCCTTGGGATCTCAGGCTTACTTCCCGTAATAATTTGACCCAATGTCCAATTATCGGTTAACTTATACGCCATCGTAAAATTGTGCTCCTGCATAATAGCATCACAGGACGATGGATCGATCGGTGGCGACACCTTTGGTGGTATTTTAACCTCAGCCTTTTTTATAACTTCGGGCACCAGCATATCTGGATCAATATTACCTTCTCTTATATGCAACTGTATAAATTCCGTTGGATCACCATCCTCGGGAGTATCATAGGCATATTGAAGCACATCTTGCCGATTTGGAGTAATTAACTTAGATAGATTTGGATCGCCCCGTGCGCCACCCTTTGATTTTAACACCGACCCGCCTTTGCCTGAGTTTAAATGGATATTCGGGCCGTCACCGGATATTTCGACTCCCGCGGCCAATCGGATAGATCCTCCCGCCCCAATACCAATATTACCGCCGACCTTTAGATCAAAGTTCCCGAGAATATCAAATGTGGCATTATTTTCTACTCGAACATTAGCATTACCTTGCACAGTTATATTGCAGTTACCTCGAATAAGAATATTGCCATTTCGTTCCATAATAGAAAAATTATCGCCAATGATTCGGTTAACCTGGGTTCCATTGACATCAATCTCAGTATAGGTTCCCGCCTTATGATATAAATGTATACGCTCAGATCCCTCGGTATCATCAAATTCTTGAATATGGCCCGACTCACTTGAGTATACATTGTTATATGGATACGATGCATTGTAGGGTATAGCGGGTTGATCCCATGTGGACCCCGTGGCAGTAATAATGCCCGTGGCGCGGCCAGCCTCTTTCTTAACTACTATGGTGCCACCAAGATTCTCATGTCTTGCGAGTCTATTTGTATCGGGTTCATTTAGAAATTTTGGATATTTCTTTTTGGGGTCCGCAAAACCCGTCTCGGATAGCTGTTTGGGTGTATCGTTTGGGGTCGTACTCGGGACACTTGGTATTCTAGATCTTATAACAACTGGATTTTGTGTCGCATCTGGTCTCGTTGGTGATTTCGCATCAGGTAATACTGGGGTAGTGGTTCCATCGTCGTTTGGAATGCCATTCTTCAGAAAGAGAGTCTTTTCTCGATCTCGTCTCGCGGATAAAACCCCCCCCTTCGTTGCAGAAATTGGAATAAACGCCGATGCCGCGTCATACTTGCCACTATTCAGAGCGGGTAGAATACTAGTATGCGAAAATCCGTCCGGCCCCATATTATAGATCATCGATACACAAGCATCAAACATCGACTGTGTAACAGGTACTTTAATCAAGCTCCGAGCGGCTTTTTCGTATATACCCTTTAACGTTAAGACAAAAAGTTCATCACATTCGCGTTTAGTCAAGACTGTATTAGCTAATACTTTGCTTTTGTCCTTTAGAAAAGTGCTACCCCAGCCTATTGTCCAAACCTTGGCGGTATCTTGATAAGCATGGATCAAAGTATCGTCTGGTAACGTAGACTTACCCACCACATTCTTGCCTTTGACAGTAGACGATAGCCCCTCTTCGCCGTGAAGGAATGTGATACCCGCCGGTGAGGTAACCATGGCGGATGGTACCTTGACCTCTATGGGAATCTTGGCTATCGTAACTGGGCCTTCTACAGGCGCGTCGGCTCCCGACCTAATCGGATTACCCGACGAGTCACGCCATATTATACCATCGGATGAGACAACAACATTATTAGTTTGTGGCGCCGCCGCGGTGCGAACACCATCATCACTTGGTATACCCGGCAACGTGCCTATAATAATCGGTGATTGTTTGTCCTCATCCGAAAAGACAAGCATACACCAAGTCCCCTCAAGTATTCCCGTGGGTGAATGTCCGATACCAGAGTTAGCCGCACTGTTCGTAGGCTGCATAACTTGAGCCCACGGTAGATCCGACGTTGGCAGTTCAATTTTATTCTCAGAGTGGATTCCTGAGATACGGACACGCACGCGCCCCAACCGCAGGGGGTCATTAATGCGATCCTCACAGACGCCGTAGTAAATATTCATTGGAGTGTAGATTCCTTGCTTAATTCCATTGTGCATTTATATCCGTCACGAAGTATGTGGTGCGCAATCGCGGTGATCAGATAATTACCCGAATGTACTTTATCGATAATAGCTGTATCTCCTTTAGTTATCTGTCGAAGTTGATTTAGATTCAAATGAACCTTTCGTCCCACTGTATAGGCCGTATGTCCATAAACGTCGATTTCCACCTTCGAGGCTTGAAGTCTTCGTAATATACTCGTCCGTTTTTGGATCCGGGCATAATTGGAATACTCACCGATTTCAAAATTACCATAAGAACGGTTCATACTACTAATCACAGGGTTCAACACCTTCACAATACTTTCGGGATATAAATGATTGGGATTCATTACTGATGGGATATCGGCTGCAGAATAGGTTCCCCACCGAAACTTCTTGGTAATAGGATCGTTACTATATAGTTTCGAAATCAACGAACCATCTAGATAATCCTTCGCAAAATCATAAGTTAGATCGATTCGAAGGCCAAGAATACTTCTGTATTCTAAGCCCATATCTCGAGTAACATTGCCCGCGTTCGCCGTTGGCGCGCCGCCTATAATTCCCGAATAGTCTGAGGCCACGAACTTCTGTAAAACCTCGGTCTTCATAAGTTTCGACACCGATTTAAAATTAAAGCCGTCCCGATTCTCATAGAAAAGAAATGATGCATCTGAATCGGCCCCATAACTATGATCAATGATATAAGAGAAATTCTTCGATGGATTCCAAAAGTTTGATACATAGATCAGCTTATTACCAGATTCATCGGAATTAATCTTCTTGGTCGTCTTCAGATAATCAGTCGCAATCTTTGTGATGATATCAACACATGAGCCCTCGAATTTCCGTGATATAGATGAGTTAATATCATGAAGAAACTCGGTCGATGCAAAATACAAAGTATACGTCTGGGCCCTGTCTCCCGTAGCAGCCTGATCTGAGATTTTATACACTACGAATAACGAATCAATAGTGAAGGACTTATCAAGTTCGGGTTGTTCTATCTTTAGTTTTAGAAGTGATGGGCCGAAGCGACCATCTTGATTAAGAAAGTCAAGAGTATCACTTAACTTCAGCTTCCCCGTGATAAATGGAGAAAATAGATCCTCAAAGATAGTGACCGACTCAACGATAGAAAGAATATTGGTGGAATCGCCGGTACCCTGTTTTATAAGTGAACACTCTGTAATCTTTATCGATCCCGGTTGGACTTTAAGATCAGGCATTAGAAGCTTTCAGAGGTAATGGCGGCCTTAAGATCAGAGAGAATACGTGGTATTAGCTTGGGGTGAATAAGACGTATTCTCCGTTTGCTTTCATTAATTTTAAATTCGTGATCATAATTGGAAATTGCGATAGCCAATGGATTAACTTGATAACTAATATCAACCCAAGGCGTATCAATAGTGGGATTTCCAAAGATAGTATTACTAACTTCTAGTACGCCCGGGACGATATTGCCCGAACCATCTTCAAAATGGAGATTACCCCAGATTAAATGTTGTGTATTTCTTTTAGAAATAGGAGTAACACCCTGAGTTATAGTAATTGTGGGAACCAGGCCCGTGCCCGTTGTATACGCTACTAAATCAAGTACGGGAACAGACGGGGAAGTACTGACGAAGACTATCGTGGCGGGTTCATCGGGGGTGTCATTAAGCAAAGTATAATCCACAAGAGTACCCGACAAACTAAGACCGGCGACGATTGATCCAAGAAACACAGATGCACTTTGTGCGCCCGTAAAGATTGCAGATCCATCTGATGTCACGGTCAGACCCGCTATAGACACAGTGCCCGGATTCGCGAACGAAAACCCATGGAGGAGAACTTTCGCCGTTTCGTCGATACCAACGATAGCCGGAATCGACGCATATTTCTTTTCAATATACTTTTCAAGTACAGTATTGCTCATCGGAAAATCATTAATATTCGAGAACTTGTCGTTCGTAAGCATGATGACCCAATTGAGATTTGGATCGCCATAGATTTTGTCGGCAATTCTCTCGGGGGTATCGCCATCAATAATGTCGTAGTCTTCGTATAAAGTAATATTGGAGAGCACCTGTTTCTTTATCCGAATATTCATCGTGATGTCGTTAACGACGCGCAGCTCATTTTTCCCATTAATATTGTAAAGATAGGTTATTAGGGGGAAATCTTGAAAGAAACTCATTTATCCTCCTTCAGGTGATGCTAACACATCCGGCACGAAGATACCTGATGCATCGTCATCGCCTTTATTAAAATTAGCACCTATAACACCGGTCGCTCCGCCATAGGGCTTAGACTTAACTTCAGGCGCTTTGCCTGGTACCGTTTCTTTTGTCGCCAGTGACAGTTCGGTGAAGCTCATCGTGAGATCGATCATCGTGGGCATGCCATTGGGAAACGTAGAAAAGATACCATTTGGGCTATAATTGATTGAAATGTTAGTGAGTACGCAAGTAAAATTCTTTTCAAGATACTGGTTCTCCTTATCACCGACATAATACTTTATGTTGAAATCCGATGGATATAAGAACAGGAATGTCGCGGTATCCTTATACTCGGGAAGCATGTGGTGTTTGAACATTCGAATGATAGATAGTACATTAGCAGCCTCAGCCTCAGACTTGGGGGCAAAATTGTACAGCATATTAAACGAGCGGAATGTTACCCGTTTGAATAATTGTTCGGCCCTTGTATTGCCTGGCGTAATTCGAGAAGTTGCAGCGGCAAGATTAGCTGCACCCAACAGATTAGATTTTATTAATGCCAGCCCTGTGCCGTAATAAGCTAAATTGCCCGCAGCATTAAGAACTCCCGACGCGCCGTCACCCTTATAGCCAGCGTGTACCGAGGCTATACCTACAGTTGCAAGATTCGCCGGGTTATCTAACTCTTCTTCTCCCCAAACGACAGAAGTATCCTGAGCAAGAGCGTTTGGCATATATAACACAATCGCCGCGGCTAGTCGTTTCTTGGCTTCTCCGACTATTGGGGTCTTCGTGAGAACAGTTGATAACTTTATTCCAGATGAGTTCTTTAGATCAGACTCTGGTATCTTGTGTAGATCATAATTAGGTGAGCCCTTTGGCGCGAAACCCTGGCTAGATTCGTTAACATTAATAAAGAATACAACGCGATTGCCCGAATACTTGTTGGATTTCGTTGCTTCCATCAAATCGAGGGGATATGTCAATTGCGCGATATTATATAGATCGGCGCCTTCGGGGTCCCCGTCATTATCGACAAATAGTGTTTTTTGGTGGTATGGCATATAAATAATTAAATTATTGTACTATTATTTATACCGATGCCAAAATATCACAAAGGGATTTATACATGCAAGAATCCATTGAAATATGTAGGTGATCCAACAAAGATAGTATTCCGATCGAGTTGGGAGAGAAAGTTCATGATCTGGGCCGATTCTAATTCCCAGGTGTTACAGTGGGGTTCAGAGGAACTTGTGATACCTTATATCAGTCCCGTGGATCAAAAGATTCACCGGTATTTTCCCGACTTTATTATGAAAGTTGCCACGAATACAGGCATCATAAAGAAGTATTTAATCGAAATTAAACCCGAAGCCCAGACGAGGCCCCCTATTCCAAAAAGAAATACAAAACGGTTATATGAGGAAACTGCGGCGTATGCTGTTAATACATCTAAGTGGCAGGCGGCAGAGGCCTTTTGTCTAAAGCACGATCTTACCTTCGTGATCATTACGGAAAAAAGTTTAGGACTCAAGCAAAGTAAATGACCCCATATTAAATACTAAGTATGAAACAAACTACCCTAGATCTATATCATGTAGAGTTGAAGGACATCCAAAAGTCCAAGGCCTGGTTCGACGCCAAAATCAAAGCGATGGCAAAGACTCGGGTTACACCTCAGGCGATGTTGGGTAGAGATAGCGGTATGGTTCTCACCACGCGTTTGATACCCACGAAGATGTATGCTTTCTCTTATATGCCTTTGGGTAAAGATACGCTCCCATATTATGATACCTTCCCGCTTATTTTCCCTTTAAGTAGAACACCCGACACCTTCATGGGTCTCAATATGCATTATTTAGATTATCCCCTCCGATTTGCCCTCTTTCGAGCGTTGCTTAAGATTTCGGCTAATTCTAATATTACCGATGCGTCAAAGATGAGAATATCGTGGGCACAAATCTCTGGCTTGGCTTCGACACCTCAAGCCCAGGCCTGTATCAAGCAATATAGATATGATCACGTCAAGTCGGTGTTCCTCGAAATTATGCCGACAGACTGGGCGACCGCTATGATGCTGCCAACCCATAGGTTCGTTGGTGCATCCCCTCAAGCAATCTGGCAAGAATCCACTAAAATAGGTAGAAATTGGTAATGAATCCACACACCCTCAACGACTTTATTACCCACATCAAGAGTGTTGGGCTACCATTAGCAGCCTATTATTTTGTGCTTATGCCCTCATTACCAACTAAGGGTGGGCCTGTTACCGAGAACCCACGAACTATCGCCTTACTGTGCGATTCTGTTAATATGCCTGGCGTAAATATTATGTCGGCCGAAGTACGGGTTTTTGGTGAGGTTACAGATGTTCCTTTCGGGATTACTTATCCACCTTTGCAAATGGAATTTATTCTTGACCATAACTTCTCGGCTCGTAACTATTTTGAGGATTGGTCTCAGCTGGTTATGAATCGGGCTACACGCGCTATTGGATATTATGAAGACTATATCCGTCAAATCGACGTCATAGCGGCCGATAAGAATGGCGAAATTATTTTCGGCGTTCGGTTATTTGAGACGTGGCCTAAGACGATATCTGACACAATATTATCTTCAGGCGCAAGAGATATTATCCGACTTCAGGTTTCGTTGGCCTACAAGTACTGGAAACGCCTTGATCCGACAAACGAGTTTACAACAACAACAGACTATGGTACTAAATCCGTGTTCGAAGAACTTGGAAAATCTAAGATATTCAAAGAAACATTGGCCAATTCTAATATGGCTGTAAATTTACCAAATGAATTGCAAACCGGTGTCGGTGCGGAAGCATTAACTCAATATGGCCCCTCGACCGCTGCAGACTTTGTTCGTTCTGGCAATGCCTGTTCTGCAGTACTTAATACGTCGAATATAATTGCAACATCAGTTTCTACCGGATCACCGGTAGCAGGATTTAGTTCTACGCTGGGTGGCTTATTTGGTTCCACAGGGGCGCAAATGGGATCATTTGCTAATGCTATAGGCCAACTCGGAACCGCAGTTAATACTATTGCTGGCCCTATCTCTGCTGCTACAAATGCTCTCGTTGGAGTCTCTGGGACTTTGGGCTCTATCGACGCGTTATTATCGTCGGTCGGTATAAACTCAGGTCTTGGAAATATTGCAAATGGTCTAACCCAATCCGCGGGCAAACTTGCGGTAGTCTCTCAGTTAAATAATATACCTGGATCCTTAACCTCAATTGGTGCCAATATGGGCGCCGCTGGTGGTGCAATCTCTGAGGCGACACGTCAGATCTCAGGCCTACCTGGTGCTACATCTTCCGTTACAGGCGCCTTAAGTAATATTGGGGCTTTATTTGGTACCAAGGGATCTACACTTGGCAATCTCGGGAATACATTTTGAACGATTTATCAACTACATTTGATGTGCTGCCACTACCTCTAGTGGCTGTACCTACAGTAGAATTTCCCGTAAGTAGTATTAGTGAGGATGCTGATGTTGCTCGAGATAATCTGAAGAACCTTATTGATACCGCAACAGAAGCCCTTAACGGTATGCTTAATGTGGCAACACAGACTGAAGATCCAAAGGCATATACAGTCGTAGCCGATCTTATTAGAGTGGCCGCAGAGTTAAATGCAAGAGTTATGGATACCCATGCAGTAGCAGCACGAGTAAATAATATGGTAACCTCGGCAGTAACATCTGCGACCCAACACAATCGCACAACGAACAACATTGTATTTTCAGGAACTTCGGCTGAATTAGCTTTATTATTGAAAGAATGATCATGAACCTTTCCACTCTAAACCCAACGCCAATTTATACTACGACCTTGCCATCAACGGGCAAATCTGTACAGTATCGCCCATTCTTCGTCAAAGAGGAACGCGCACTTCTTTCAGCCTATGAGTCAGACGATGTTGTCACGATGCTCGCTACACTTAATGCGGTGGTAAATTCTTGTATGATCGTTCCAATGCAAATGGCTATCTTCGATGTTGAATATATGTTTCTTCAGATTCGTGCTAAGTCGGTAGAAGAATTCTCTCATCTAGTTATGGAGTGTGGTGGGTGTAGCGTAGAAACTCAAATCGCCGTAGATCTTCGGAACGCCATAGTAGAAGGGCTGAACGTTGATAAGACTATAGTTTTATCGCCGGTGTTATCAATCAAGATGAAATATCCATCACTTACTGATGTTATCGAAATCTATAATGGCACTGATAATAGTAAGGTACTCGGCCACGCTATCGTGGCATCTATAGACACTATTTTCACTAAGGATGAATCGCTGAAGATCGTTGATGAACCTATCGAGACGGTGAATGATTTTATTGATACTTTAACGGGTAAGCAGTTTGCCAAACTTGAGACATTTATCCATTCTATACCAACCGTTTCATTGAATGCCGATTGGACTTGCCCAAAATGCAAGCATAAGAATATACACACTTTAAGAGGCGTCAATAATTGCTTTGAGTAAATATGATTAATCAACTTGTCGGGGTAAAGACTATTCTGTTATTGGGTTTGAGCCATGATACATTGGCCAATCACTATAAAACTAACTTCGCCCTAATATATAAACATAGATATAGTCTGACAGAATTAGACAATATGCTCCCGTATGAACGAGAGATAAACATTACATTATTAACTCAACATTTAGAAGACGAGAAAAATAAGCTAAAGGGATAATATGGCAGCCGCAGAAAAACAAGATAAAGAACGTGCCGAAGATATAGTGGCGAAAGATAAAGATCTAAAGGCGAAAGATAAAGCGTCTAAGAACTCAGAATCATTAGCAGAAGCTATTAAGCAACTCACCGAAACCTTCATGAAGGCAGGAGAAGATGCCAAGAAGGGTACTCAGAATAAATCTATAGAGCCAGGCTCGGGCTCTATTAAAGACGGAATCAAGGCGCATTTCGCTCCAATGATAGCCTCGATTAAACAGCTTACCACAAAAACAGGCGTGCTTGATATGTTATCGGCCAAGGCGGGTGGCGGTCTCATGAGCAGCGTGTTAAGTACGTCGTCTGATGCCCTAAAAGCGCGCGCAGAGGCTCGCGAGACTAAAACCAAATGGGGGGCAGCTTATCTTGCAGGAACTGATAAAGGTCGTGCTTTAGTTATAGAACATGGATCTGAGAAAGCCTCCACGATGGCCGCTCAAACCTATGATGATAAACTTAAGCTTGAAGACGAAATCCGCGCCGAAGAAGAACAACGGTCAACTCTGCGAAAATCTGGCATCGGAGGCGCGGATCTAGATAAAGATAGGCTTATCGCCTTGGCTAAGAAAAAGAAAGATCATGCTGATCTAATTGGCGCTAAGTCGTATGACGCTGAGGCTGCTAAAAGACCAAAAGCTCCAAACAAATCAGGTATTCCAGAAACTACATGGGCGCCAACTGACGACAAAACAGACCCAAACGGTGGCCGACCCGTGCCAGAATCATTTGGCGCTGGTTCCAAAGATGATATTCAAGAGGAACTACTGAAGCTAAATGAAGAGCAACTAACGGCTTTAAAGGAACTCGTTAAAAACTCGATGAAGTCCGAAGAGGACAAGTTTGAAGAGGATAAGAAGGGAAAGATCGCTAGTGTGGGTGAAAAGATTATGGTGCCCCCAAAAAATAGTGGAATTTTATCAACGCTATTAAATGTAGCAAAAGACGCGCTGGGCCCCGCGGTAGGGGTGATTAGCGGTTTAGTGGGTACGAGGATTACTGCAACGTTATTACCCGCCGCCGCGGCCGCCGCTGGTAGTCTAGGGGCAGGAGTGGCGGCTACCGCCGCCACTAGCGGATTGGCGGCAAAGGCTGCGATAGCGGCAGCGCCAGCAGTGGCAGCAAAGGCGGCGGTAGGCGCCTCGGCCGGTAAGGCCGCGATGATAGGTGGTGGGCTTTTAGCGGCCAAGGGGGCTCTGTTAGGCGCCTCGGCTTATGCGGGCTACAAAGCTGGCGGATTGCTTAATGACTATGTACTGAACCCATTAGCCGGGGCCATTACTGGGAACAAAAATGACACCCTTGGCGGCGCTATATATACAGGCGTCGATAAACTCAAGGGTTTCTTTGGAATGAAAACCGACCAGGATAAGATTAATGATGCAGAGAAAACTCCGGCTACTGCATCAAAAATGAAAAGCCGTAGTATTTCTAATACTAAAATGAGAATCGGTGGGATAGATGTTGTCCCAGGTAAACCATTAACACCTTTGCAATTAACTTTGGTCCAAACCCGTAAAGATATGGGTAATGCACCAGATCCAGAAATCGAAGCTCATATTTTAGCTACAAGTGCAGTTAAAGTAACTAAGTTACCTGAACCATCTGCTATAAAGACCTCTGATGCAATGAAAAAATCAAGCGAAGCTATTGATAAAGCTAAATCGGACGCGCCCGAGGCTAAAGCTAACTCGAGTCAGAATATTGCTAATACTGTGGTGAACAATAACTCATCAACAATCTATACGGCGCGACCAGAGTTGAGGACAGCTGAACCGACATTCAATCGAATTTTGGCTAGGAACTTTGCTTAGCCCGCAAAGACGTTATCTGAGCCTTTGGTGATTATGTTGTTACCATAGCTATCACCAATACGCCCAACACCTTTGCCGCCGATAAAGACGGTATTAGAGTTGACGGATAACGTGGATTCATCGGGTCCACATCCAGATAGAGGGTGGGGCGCAATCTTGTTTCCATTTACGACTATTAAGATACCATTGGCATAGACGTTCGATGAGTTAACTTCATCAACCGAAGTTATCATTGGTGTTCCGCATTTGTATCCAATACCATCTGGACTTGATACGTCATCATCTTTTCTTGATATTGCGGGCATAGGTTATCCTTTCTCTTATTTATGATACTAAAAAGGACCCGAAGGTCCTTTGGATTATCCAAGAAGAATATTTGGTCCTGTATTTTGACCAGATTCGTTTCGAGTCTTAATTTCCGTTATCTTCAGCAAGACCTCTTGAGCCTTCCCATACTCGCCATTCTCGAGCATCTTCTTGTAAATGAATTCAAGTTCGGCTATAATATTAAGATTAGACATTTTATTTTGCCAAAGAAGCGAAGTAATCAGTTAGATCATCTTCTTCTGATACTGAGCTTGAGGCTTCGCCTTTTGGCGCAGGCGCCTCGGGTCGCTTAGCATTCTTAGACGGTTCGGCGCGCATTTGCTCAACAATTTGTTCTGCACGAGCAGTGCCCCCTTCGGCTAGAACAGATTCAAGTTTCTTGGTGAGTTCTTCATAAGACTTGAACCTACTTGGAGCCATAACAACATTCAGGGGTGTTACTTGATTCATGATAGCTAGAATAGCCTCGTCCGTTTTAGCGATTTCCGATGCGGAATCAAACTTTGACTGGTCGTAGTTTGGATAGCCTTCAACTTTAGCCATGCGCAATCTAAATGCCGCGCCTTCCCATAGATCAAATACGTTACAAGCTACTTCGTCTTCAAACGTTGGTTGGACCACACCCATGATCTTTTCGAAGATTTTCTTGCCGTACTTGAAGGGCATAACTTTGTCATTGTTTTCTGGGTTTCTCGGGTCGCTGATAACAAGTATGTTTGACACATAGTGGGTACGGCGTTTGCGCTTAGCACCAAGCTTCTTGTTATCTTCGGTGCCTGTGTTATATAGAGCGCGAGTTGCTTCACATACTGGGCAGGGAAGACCCAAAGAGGTTGGACAGTTATCGATCAACCATTTGCCGGAGTCGCCTTGAAAGCCGTGGGAATGATAGATAACCCACGGTAGTTCATCGTCTGCGTGCTTTGGGAGAAACCGAATAACGGCGGATCCGTTGCCGGCCTTGTCAGCTGTGAGTTTGAAGTAGCCTTCGTCATCACGAGCGTATTCACTCTTTTTATTGAGTGCCTCTGTGATTTGACCAAAACCTTTTGTGCGGAGAGCCCGCAAGTCGGCGATAGATAGTGCCATAATTTTCCTTTTACCCACTAGGGGGGATTGTTCCGACGACCAAGAACGGTTGCGTCGGTATTTTATTTATACGATGTATTCCGTATAAAATAAACCTATTCTGTATCAGAGTACAGATCTTCTTCGTCGTTTAGAATACGATCGATTTCATCTTCATCATCGATGACATAATACCGCTTGTCGCGGATAACTTTACGGGTGTTTAAATTGTTATGCTCGTCGAGCTTTTCTTGACGATAATCGGGACCCCGATTAACGGGCTTATTTTTCACACTGTTTTTTCACTATTAGTTGAGCTATAAGTTCTGTGTTATATTTAACAAATCGTTTCAACTTGATTAATTTTAACACACTTTCCTCGTGTCCAAAATAAACTTTGGCATCCCAATCAGCAAGAAATGGGATGACGGCATCTATTGCTACTGCAGTTTGTGGCATTATCTTACCGCCGACTATGAGTTTTAGGAGTTTTGGTAGAACATCGTCATGAAGATCGGTCGATAGGTCGAGCCCACCAAGATCGTCGGCTATCAACTTTGTTAGTGATTCCTTTTCTCGGATCCAGCGCTTGTAATTATCCCAGGCGTGGAGTGTAAAGGCTTCATCTGCTCTTGTATAGAGTAGATTAGATAAGAAGAACTCTACCGCTTGATGCGGATTTTCAAACTTAACCGACATCATCTCATATAACATTTTATGATTAAGCTTCTTAAACATAATCTCATCGTCACCATAAAAACGTCCGTTATATTGGAATAGATCATACTTGCGAGTCGTAAAGTGCATCTTCAATGCACGATGCAATCTCCATACCTGAAAGCCGTTCACGACTATGCGCCCTGGTTATAACCAAATGTGGCTTTGGCTTTTGATATGAAGAAATCGGCAGAACGGATGGCGTCCTCAAGCTGAAACGCATTCCATATTTCACGTGACAAAGCTAGCTTAGCATCAGCAAGATATACAAGCGCTACACCAATAGCTGGTGTTGGTGGCGGATTTGTAATTGGTACTATTGGTCTCATTAGAATCCCTCTAAGGTTGATCTTGAATCCATTAAACCCGTTTCGATCATTTCCTGCTCAATTTTGCCCTTCAAACTATTGTTGATGTGCTTGGCAATAGCATCGGGTTCGATGTCTTTTTCGTCACAGTATTTCAAGATGATATCGGTACATGTTTTATCCTGCTTAACCGCTTCACTTTCAATAAAGAGACTAAAATCGGTGGCAGATTTGAATAAGAAGTTATCGCTGAACTTAATATTAGCTAAAGCCATGACCTCAGCGGTCATAATAACAAATGGAGTTTCATTTTGTGTAGGCATGGATAACTTTTTGGAGACGAGTAATTTTAGCGTATTCCTCACACTGTATTTTGTGGAATTTATGGTATTTGTCAAATTTTTCTACATCTAATTTTTGTCCAAATTGATCGACGAATCGATCACAGTTGTAGATGATTTGCGCTTTATAATCCTCCAGTTCGGCCATAACAGAGACTATGAAAGAAGTATCCTTATTACGGGAGTAGATAATATCTAATTCCGTTTGTTTAAAATTGATCATGAGCCATACCTTCTTACGTAAAGCGGGATTATCCCAAAAAGAAACAGTCCGCAAAATTTATAGTGCGAACCAGATGTGGCCCAAGTAGAATCTTTTGGCTTTTGGACCATCCATTCACGATAATAAAAGATAATATTTCTCCTAAATTAGATTATGACTTTCTTTTAGACATCTTTATGCCAAAGAATAATGCGCCAACAAGGAATACAACAGGCCAGAAAAATAATGGCATCAGCACGATCCACCAGGACCATGCTATATAACCCATTAATTTCAATGTGATGAAGATAAGACCTAATATAGGTAAAGTCATGATAGAAGTCCCTTAATAATTAATTCTATAACAAGATACCAGCCCCAAAATGGGATTATAATGGCAAACGTTGTGCTCCAGAAGCCATTAGCTAAAACAATACCCGCGATCCAAATTATTATAAAGAAGATAGCTGTCATATAGTTGCATTCAACCTATCGATGAACCACCGACGTGCTACAGTGGCTATTGGGCCACCAAGTTTCTTGGGCTCAAACTGATTTTCCACAATTATATCCATTTCCTCTTTCATAATATTATTATAACACATACTGCAGGTTTCTCATTTACCCCTAAGAATTCATTCGATCTATAAAATAGGTTCTGGCGATTTTCGCTACGTGAGGGAATACTTCCTTTGGAGAAATACCGCTCTTGACAAAAAGATCTGAACACTCTTTCATAATATCTTGGTTGACGAACTTTAGATATGCGCCAAGATGGGTCATCTCCATGTTCCCGCCGTTCAATAGATTACATGCAGCTTCAATCCCCTGGTCAAGCCTCCAGGCTGGGGTAACACCATTAGCTAAGATGATCCTTTCGTTTATCGAATCAACATCCACTAGTGCCAAGGTTTTTACCTTTGAATTGGCGTGGGCGGTACCTTTTATTTTGAACATGAAGTCAGAAGATTCGTAACCTGGTGTGATACATTTCCATACAACACCTTCACCAACAGTCACGTCGGTTCCAAGCACGCGACCAAAGTGTTTACCAATCGGACATTCAACTTCAACTGCGTCAGTAATGGCAATCATTTCGTTCACTGCTCTACCGGAGTTTTCAAAGTCAATATCGATGTGGTATGATCCGAAGTCCAAGATATTATAGATATTGTGCTCGGGTTCAGCAATATTACCGACAGCCGCCATATCCATCCAAGTATGGGTTTCACCTTTGATAACCTTGATACCGAAGATGATAAACATCTTAGCAAGACCGTTGATTGATACGCCCTTTTGAATAGACCCACCGCACCACTCCCCGTAAATAGCAATCTTTTCAGGATATACAACATCACTTAGCGCATGAATATGTGTGAAGATAGAGAACAGTGCAGCTTCCTTACTCATCATATACAGCATGAATCCGGCGTTATCGGAAGTCAGTTCTAAAACACGTTCACGAGATTGATATTGAAGCGTGCTACTTGCAATGTCATAGATAATACCGCCGTTGGAACCGTGTGCTTTCGTGGTTCCTCGGAAAGTCAGTGTCGGCATCTTCGCGGTACGGTCAAACACGTTATCGCCGTTTTCATCAAGCGAACGCCATTGTACTTTAGCTTGAACAGCCTTAGCACAGTTACGAAATTGATCGATACTAGGAAACTTGTAAATTGTCATAATCTGCTTCGTTAACCACCCACCCATCATTTCTGAGGGCTTCCCGACCCTCGACGGTTTCGAGTAATCGATTCATGGTATTGTGTAATTTTTGAATTTCGGTTTGGACATACTCAATTGAGTTCAAATGCATGCACCATACTGGGCGGAAGCCAAGCAGGTCTTTATGGAAGTCAGAGAACCGCGTGCGCAGTTCTTCTAGTTCAGTTGATTCATTCATTTTTTACTCCGTGTTGGCTCTGTGTTTGCCATCAGAACTGATAGCAGATGATTATAATCACCGGACTGACAGTCGTAAAGTACATTGGCGATGTCATTCTGAGACCAACCTTGCTGACGAGCTGCTCTTTGAAAAGCCCCCATCAGAGCGAATGCATTGCCGTCGAGACCGACGAGTTTGAGTTTAACTTTTTCCATTTTGAACTTAGTAAGATTGAAATTTAACCGTGCTGTCGATACTGCATAATTCTTTAACACACAAATTTAAGCATTCTGCCTTGGCGCGAAGCGCCGTCCCGCGAATCTCACCATCGCAGGAAATATTTTCTGGGCTCATATCAGCTACCAAATGATCTGCAATTGACTGACGGTCGGCAGCATTCGAGAGGCTGTACGGCGCGATCATAAAAAATTTGTGTAGGCGGTTTTTCTGCTCTACGTACATTTCTAGCGATTTCATTTCATTTCCTTTGTTGGTTTATTATAACACAAACAAGAATAAAAGTAAACTATGTTTTGCTCACTTCGACGATGTGCTTGCAAGCACGTCGAAACTGGAATCCTGGGCAGCTGCATGTGTAGACGCCTCTGTTGCCAGTTACTGTATAAAATACACCCGACTTGGAGCCCGCAACCTTCACCGTCTTGAGCGATACCGTGACAGGCCGAAAGAAGCCGTTGATGAGTCTGATTTGCTCAACTGTGCTGATATCGATAACGCGAACTGGCGTATCGCCGTATCCGCTCAGGCAGAACTGACTATCAGTCATCCATTTATAAGACGGTAGAACTTCGCCGGTGTAATATTCTGTGGTATGGCGGGGTGGAATCATCGATGAGCCAAACGGGTAGCTCATCATTACTAGGACAGTCGAACCGACTGTAGGAATTTCGTTAATCATTGAAGATCGTCATTTCATAACCAGCCAGAATGGGCGTGTATTTGAGATCAAACTCCGTCATCACGGGCTTCAGGATCCAGCCTAGCTGGCAGCCTGGGCAATCACCGGTCACATACCACACGGTAACATTTCCTGTATTCTCGTTGCGAATGGCGATGCCGCGGTCGTATGCGTCGCCGTAGAGCCGGAGGAATAAATCGTTAGTAGGAAAGTCGGAACGTTCGGCCGACAGGGTTTTGCGCTTAGAGTCGTGCGCAAACATCTTTGAATTCCATTCGACGAGAGGGAGAAATTTTGCCATTTTGTTTCCTTATATGAGTTTATTATAACACAAACAAGAATAAAAGTAAACTACATTATTTCGGCCCCCAAAGTTCTATCTTAAAGTATATTTTCTTTGTTTCAAAGCTTTTTAACTTTGTCATAAAATTGACTTTGATATCAAGGAGTTCCATATTATCCCTGTCTTGAATTAGTCGATTGAGAAACTCAACTTCACCCTTGGATAATTCTGTAACCTCAAAATAAAATTGTGGGAACTTCTTGAGTTTCCACAATGCACGATTCAGCGATGGCAACGTGCCGTAAGCTATTTCCCAGCAGATATCTTTCATACAGTCTCCATAATTGTCTTAATGTAGCCACGAACATTTCGTTTAGCCGACCACCCTAGACTTTGCGTCTTATAAGTGGAAAGGGTCGCTTCCATACGATTGCCGGCACGGTGCGCCATCATCTCAATTTCACCGCCAAACATTTTTGCTATATCAAGTACAGAATATGTTTCTTCAGAGCCGATACTATATCCATCACCGATGCCATTTTGTCCAACCAATATTAAGCCATCAACAATATCATCCACGTGGGTAAAGTTACGAAGCTGTGAACCCGGCGAAGTTATCGTCAGGGCTTTGCCATTTTTTGCTAGTCGAGCAAACTTTGCTATCAGCGTGGCATATTTGCCATCGGCGATCTCATTTTTCCCGTAGACATTGTAGAAGTAGGTGATAGCATAATCAAGACCAAACCATATCCCATAATTCTTTACGAGCTCAGTGTTCTTTGCTTTCGTGAATGCATAGGGCGAACTGTCGGCACCGATATCACCAAATTTGGTAGAGGAACCTGCGTAGATAAGTTTGGCTTTTTTCGACCGAGCGAATTCAAGAACTTCAAAAGACCCTGTCGAATTAGATTCCCATACTTGCCGTATATCATCGAATGACTGTTCGACTCGAGGATATTCACCAAGATGGTAAATAGAGGTCGGCTTAAAATCAAGTTCAAAAATATCGGCTGTATGCATATCATGATAGCTCACACCGGGTACGTGATTCGATCGAGAACCGGTACTATAATTATCAACTGATACCACGTTATGGCCAGTTTTCACTAGTCGTTCACATAAATTACTACCAATAAAGCCTGCTCCGCCAGTTATTAGAATGTTCGTTCGTTCGTCCATAATCGCCTAAAAATTAAATTATAACACCACTTCGGTAAAATAGAAATAAACTACCGTTCTTCATACATTCCAATCGCGGAAAACCGTTCTTTCAGTTCAACGAGTTCTAAGTCATGATTATAGTTTCACGTGTTGAGCTATCTCTCTTTCTAAAAGATTTGAATACCCACCACGAATGATCTTATTCACTCGAATTACTTCATCTAAAATGGTGAGTTTACAATCTGAAAAGTGAGAAAATGCTGCTGTATCTTTGAGGAAACAACTGCCTCCGGCTCCATACCGACCATCATTACCTGGAACCATTGTGTGACCGGGCGCAATTCGCGGGTCTGTCGTTACTGCTTCGCGAACGGTATTATAATCGGCGCCATACTTCGAACACAATGCTTCTATCTGATTGAAGAATAAAACCTTAGCCGTCAAAAATGAGTTCATCGTATACTTTACAAATGAGGCTTCAACAGCACTCATGTGGAAACGCGGCGCATCATTGTTACAGATTGACGCGTGGATGTATAACAGCTCCAGTTTCCTGGTCTGTTCAAGTTCACCACCGAATACATGCATAATTGGCCACTCGAAATCTCGTAATGCGTTACGTTCTGTTAAAAATTCTGGGTTATAGATAAAGTTCGTATAACGTACAGCTAATTTCTCAACGATATCGGGTACTACTGTGGATTTAAGAACCAGAAGAGTTTCCAAATATCTCAATTCAAACAAAACCTTTTCAACAATAGATGCGTCAATTACACCATCACTCCCCATAGGAGTTGGAACACAAATAAAAATGGCGTCAAATTTCTCTTTGGTTTGAACCATATCTGCGGTTGATGTTCCTAATAACGGGTCAGCTATTATTAAATTACAACCTTGAAACCCATGTGCTACAGCTCGTCCAACGAAGCCGTATCCAATTATTCCAATATTTGCTTTTTTCATGTTGTTCCTAAAAATTCTGACAGGGGTTCGTTAACTGACTTTACCTTCACTCGCATGAATATGTGTCGAACTGACGTTTCAAGTCAGTTGGGGCAATCATATCCCAGTTGTTCGTGTGCGACTGTTCTTTGAATATCAAATGGTTTGTTGGCAACACTGCGAGACGATCATTTTTAAGTTTGACGAAACTGAACTCTTTGGCTTGCTCTGGGTACAAAGAAAAACTATCACTCACCGGGGCAACTGTAAATAGGTAAGTCCCCGGTATTGTACGTTTATTGCCGTGCACGTCAATGCGTGCAGCGATTTCCAAATCCGACAAATATTCATATCGAATCGTCGAAAATCTTTCGCCGTAGCAGTTCCAAGCCTGCGCATCTTTCGGAGTCCACAAAGGTTCAGGAGTTTTTGAGAATGCCAAGGCGTGTACGGGGACATTGCGGTAGACCGCGCCGGATTTGAGCAGCACCGTGCAACCCCAGACGCGACCTCGCATCGAAACCAGACCGTACCAAACAGCCTCTATAAATCCAATAGGTTGTGTGTGCGTGAACGTGGTATCGACAAAAATATATTGATGTTTAGGCAGCTCGCCTACAAGGGTGTAATCTGACATTGTTGTTTCTAAAAAAATTCTAACAGGGGTTCGTTAACCGCACTGTCGATAGACCATTTTAATTTTGTCACGGAATGCTTCTTCATAGCCTTCAGGTGTGGTGTACCAAGCAAATCTGCGAACTTTGCCAGATCAGTCTTATTACGAATCCGCACCATAATAAAGCGACCTTCGCCGCGTGACATTCGTTCAACTTCCGGAGACGGTTTTGTAAAATCTTCGGGTTCGTTATATAGCATATTTAGTCCTCTTCAATCCACACAAATAATGCATTTGAACCACGTTCCCCAGGGTCCAGGCGGGGAAACCATATTGACTTGGCGCTTCTGATACCGTTCTCTAGGATACTCTCGATCCCTGTCAGTTCGCAAAACTTTTTCATATCTGCTTCTGTTTGCATGCAAACTTCTACAACATAGGGCGCCTCAAATGCTTCTTGTTCATATGGGGGAAACCCAAGATAACCAATACGGTTTATTGTTTTGGCTCCAAAAAATTCTGTCGTCATTCTAACTCCATTCGCACTTCGGTCATTGTTGTATTCGTATAAGATCCACAAATATTCTTTGGGTTATTCAACTTAACCAACTTAAGTTTAGTATCATATTCATCGGGCCAGGTGCAACCATCTTTCAAGATAAGCCTATTATTCTTTTGAAAATGCGAATAATCTACCTGGTGATGGTGTCGCCCCCATTTAGTAGTTAGCTCAACACAATCTGGATGCGCGCGATGCAGAGATGCAGCAAATGAATATCGGTTATCGAAATCCTTCTTATCACCAATCTTATAGATAGCCTCAGTATTTCCACCCTTCATCTGATTGGTTGCAGCTTTACCAACAGCGAATGAATTCAATAAAATTGTGCAATAGCCTTTTTTTAAGAGCTGAAGGGATAAATCTGTATCTTCATTGAATGGTGCGGGTTTGTTATCCCATTCAAGAACTCGCCAACGTTCAGAAATGGAGTTATCCAAGAGGATACACGAGTAGATTCTCGTGTTATAATAAGCGGGCTCCTTTTTAACGAATGATGGGCAGAAGAAGTGATAGTTCAGACCGCTCATTTTTACATTAGTAAAGCGATCCGTATAATCTTCTAATACTCGAAATGGTACAGATGATCTAACACGCAATTTAGTATTTTGGTGGATACGATATAGATATCTAAAGTTATCGTCGCACACCCAATGCCGCTTGTGCCCTTCGGCTATAGAATGTTCCCAGATCCAATTGCGAGCGGGGATGCCACCAAGCCCAAGATTTTTGAATGGTAGTACCAGAATCTTCTTTGGATTGATGACTGAGGCATATTTGTCGTATTCTTGTTCTTCGATTACGATTCTATAATCCATGTCGTTTTCTTCGAATGTTTTTGACGTCATTCGAGATTCCCATCTGCCCTTTGAGAGGATGTAGATAGGGTAGCGGGTTTGCTTCATTTAATCTTTCGCGTTGTTCATTGTATAGTTTAATTATAACTTATCTTTGGGAAACCAGAAATAAACTATACCATAGCCGTGAGTTCTGCCAAACTAATGATTTTGATACCGAGATCACGGGCTTTCTGAGTTTTTCCTGAGGTTGAATGAATATCCTTACACACAAGAATCGTGATAGCCTTGGAGAAGTTTTCTACGACCTCACCACCCATCGACTGCACTTTGGCAATCATCTCAGGCGATAATCTAACACCTGTTGCGATAATCACTTCATTTATGAGAGCGCCTTTGCCGAGAACGACTGCTTTCGGTTGAACGAATTTAACTTTCGATTTGATGCGTTGATATATTGTGTTAGCAGAACTTGCATTGCAATGAAGTAATTCCGCCGATTTTACATCATAGCCTTGGAGCTCACAGTATTCCTCAACCGAAACCCGTCCAGATAATACTTCCTCAACCGTGTACTTATCAAATACTACTTTGAGCTTTCGTTCGCCGAGCCCACGGCCAAATAAACCAAGCGCCGCGAACAAGCGTTGAGGCGTGGTTGATTCAAGAATCTTTTTCATCATGATCCCAGCTTTACGACCGTTTTCGCCGATAACTTCTTCTAGAACTTCTGGGTTGTTGATAATACCCACCGCGCTAAAGAAACCATGTTCAATCAGTTTTGCGACAGAACCTTCGCCAATCCAATCAATCTCCATCTTCGAGAAGAAATATTGAAGCACCTTGGCGCGCTGTTCATCGGCGCCCTCGGCTGAAGTAGATACAAGATCAACACCCGTGGCATTCCATTCTACACCAGCTCTGCCTCCTGGGAATTGCCCGTAAAACCAATCATCATATGTTTGCATAATAAATCCGAAATAAAAATGTTATAAATACATTATAACACATTTTGTTATAAAAGTAAAAAGTGCCATCCACGGGCCTCGAGAGCCCCGACGACAGTACGCAACCCTACTAGGAGTCTTTATGCGCAACAAAAATATTTATCAATTCAACTATGTCTACCGTATTACCAACATAGTTACTAGTATGCATTATTACGGTTGTAGAAGCTGTGATATTGATCCAAAACTAGACCTTGGTATCAAATACTTTGGTTCACTTACGGGTGAAGTCGGTAAAGCCTTTAGAGCCGACCAAAAAGCAAATCCGTCAAAATTCAAGTATAAGATCGTTAGAATATTCACCACACGTGAATCTGCACTAACACTCGAAATAATGCTCCATGCTATGTTTGATGTTGGCCGCAACCAGAAATTCTACAATATAGCAAAACAGACATCAACTTGGTATGATAGAACTGGTGTGCCAGTTTCTCCAGAAGTTTTAGCAAAAAGGACTATCACGCTCGCAAGAAATAGAGCGGCCCCTGGTTACATACACCCGCTTAGTGGTAAGAAGCGTTCGGCCATTCATATAGCGAGTAGCATTACCGCTAGGGCGATAATTCGGGCTAAACCAGATTACATAAATCCTCAAAAGGGTAAAAAACACACGAAAGAACATAATGCTAGTATTGCAGCCGGTATGGCAAAAGCTAACGCCGTTCCTGGGTATATAGATAAACGTACTGGCACAGTATGGTCAGAGGAAACTAAAATTAAGGCCGCAAAAATTCGAGCAAGAAGAAGGGCTGAACCGGATTATATCAGGCCCGTATATCGGACGAATGTTTTCGTCCGTAAAATGAAACGCTTTTATTGCAGGGGGCCTGGTTTACCAAACCCGATAATGGTTGGTATAACATCTCCCGCTCGGTGAATCTTAACAATTGAACCCGGTTGAATTTTGTTATCATAAATGAATCGTGCATTAAAACCAGAGCATCTGGAGATAGTAACCCCGCCAATATACACTGGCTCGATAAGTATGACTGGTTTGTAAAAACTGTCTTTTGACACGGACCACTCGATTCCTATCACCTCTGTTTCTACGGAGCTATTCACCAGTTTAATTTTTACTGAGTAATTAGGATTTAAATCATCGGATGTAGCATTGAACTTTCGATATTCAATACTATCAACATCGACTACCACACCATCGAGTTCGTATTCTGAGTGCTCGATCATCTGTGCGATTACCATTTCAACATCTTTATAAGTAAAATGGCAATTCTGTAAGTATGTAACTGGTGTGGTGAAGTTATAGTGCTGCGATAGTATACGCATCTGTGCACTCTTATCCATTAGATTTTTGTAATTGGCGAACATCTCGAACGCCACGAATTTAAAATATTTGTAAAGTTCGCCTTGACCTTTAGTCGAGTTTAAGAATCCTGCGACGAAGTTACGGGCATTAGCATACTCGCGGTCGGCTTCGGCCAGAAGCGCGGGCCAATCCTTTTTAGCAATCACCAATTCGCCCCGGATAAAACCTGTAAACTTATCTCCAGTATGGGCGGGAAGGCCAACCATCTTAGATGTATGACGGATATTGGATGCGCCATAAACTCCATCGCCACGAGACCAGGAATTGATCAGGACGCCGTTTTTGTATTCCAGCAGGCAAGAATTGCCGTCGATTTTTTCGGTGAACAGATATTCACGAGCCTTTGGAAAGTTGTTTTTCCAAGCCGACCACTCTTTTTCATTGCGAATTTGATTCAAACTGCCCATCACCATAGGCAATTTTTCCTTGCCTGTGCGTTCGTTTGAACCAATGTGCTTCAGAATCTCGGGGTTGGTTTTGGATAGAGCAAGTTCGAATGCGTCGAACTCAGTATCCGTCATGATGGGATCGCCCGCGAAGTAGGATTTCTTCGCGGCGAAATATTTGGAAACAGTCATGATTAGATATAGAAGGGGGTTTTGAATTCAAGTTTATTGTAAACAATTTCACGAACTGCGGTATCAAGACATTCGGCGAATTGTCCATCAAACTTTTCTGCGAGTTCTTCGAGTTCTTCAAGAACCTGTGGCCAGGTCAGTTTCAGAACCCAGGCCTCACGTACAATAGCGTGAACAGCATCGTCACCGAAGTCTGTATACATGCTATATTTGTTATCGACGAGATCGATCATTTTAGTTTCCGTTTCTGAAGTACTGAAGTGCAACTGATTCGGAAGAGCCGTGAACCATCAGTGATATTGCAGCCAGGGCCCGGCGCTCGACCGTCTCAGCATAGCGGCGCTGTGTATAAGTTTTTGCCGTTATTTGATCTAAGCGAACTTTATCAATTATTCTGCCGAGTTTTTTAGTAAGATTTGTCATTCCGATTCCTTGTTTTGTTAGTTTATTATAACACAACAAGGGATAAAAGTAAACCAGGTTAGCGGCCGGAGCGAACCGGTCCGAACCGGTCCGATTTTTGGGAGCAGCCGAAGCTCCCTACGACGAGATTCCATTGCAGCGTCTACTCTATTCTGCTTGACGATAGCAGTCGGTACCACACGGAAATCCCGAGAATCAGCGGTAGAAGAACGAACGGGAGTCGTGTCGATGAGAACGGTGCGAGGGGAAGAAGTTGAGAGTATTGTTTTCATTCGGCTATTATATCACACACCGGAATAAAAGTAAAACTACTTCAGACCATACTTATCGCCTGCAACTTGAAGAATAGCCGCGGTTTTTGGCGGTAGATCTTTGACTAGTTCTGTAAAGAATAATTGAATATAAGTTTGTAGATATTCCTGTTTATCGCAGACTGGGCTGTCAAAGCTATCAAAGCGAATACCTGCGGCGAATGCATATTTGGTTAAATGTAAATTCATTTTAGTTCCTAAAGTTAAGTTTGTAATCAATCATACAATCGACCCACGCGTTTTGGTAGATCAAAAGTTCTTTCCATGTGGGATGGTTCACATCCTCATGCATAGTTGTAACTTCTTCTAAGATCGGCATAGACATAAAGAAGTTCATACTTACGTGAGCGATCTCGCCGTCGCCCAAAATTTCACGTATTTCGTCGGTTGTTCTCATATTTTAGGTGTAATGTGTCGGTGATTTATTCTACAATTGATGATGCCATTAAAATACTTATCTTGATTTTCCAAAACCTCAGAAAGCATCTGCTCTTTAGCTTCCCAATACGACATGCCGCCTTTGGTGCTGCAGAAAAACAAAATTTCTCGCGTGAATTTATCTTCGCCGAGTTCCTTAACAAGCTGAACAAGCTTCTCGCTACTGCTCCAATATGTCGGCCAATCTGACTGCACTAAAGTTTTTGTTTTCTTTTTATATTTCGCGCCATTTTTTCTCTTCAAAGTTTTCACGGACGTCTTCTTAAAAAACAAAAGTTTTTTTCCAAGATATGCCTTGCCATTTTCCAAACAAGTAATTTTGTAAATGAAACCTAAAGCGTTTTCGGGAATAAGAGTTTCGTTAAATGGCGCATCATGGTATACCCACTCAGACATCATCCGAATCGTCTGAGTTATCTAAATCAAGAGGGTCGGCGCAGACTGGGCAATATGCTACTTCGGCGTCATCGAAGTCGTCTCCTAGTTTTATCAATCCTCGAGTCTCGCATGAATCGCAGAAGAAGCTTATTTTTTGTGTCATAATGGTTATCTAAGTTTATATAAACCTATTTAACGCACTCTTTTAAACTAAGTAACTCCGTGAAGCCCCCGATATAGATACCATCAACAAAAATAACCGGAACAGCGCGAGCGGTCGGCGCTAATTTCATAAGGTCTTCTCTAATGATATAAGTTAGTGTGGTATCTTTCTCTTGGTTTATATCTACATGAATTTCTTCAAAAACCAACCCCCTCTTTATAAGAAAATTCTTTGCTTGGACACAGTAAGGGCAATTTGGCTTGGAATAAATTATTATCATCAAAAGTCCACATCAAAGGAAGTTACAGAATCGTCACGAATTATAGAGTTTACTTTATAGGCATTTGCGTCTTGCTCTTGTGGCGCAGCTTGGGTCTGACCGATGTTTATCCAGTTTTCTACATGGGGCATTGGATTATATCTTGGAAACTTATGTTCAGATTCGATATCTAAAAATGTATAAACATCCCGCGCATTATATAGAACAAACTGCTTCACCATAGCCGCATTGGTACCAACCAACTCCCGCCCATCGCTGAATAGGTTTGTCGTCCACGCAAGTTCGGATTCAACGACCTCATCGAGTAGGGCCTTTATTTTATCCTTCTGACGCTCGTATGATACACGCCCGCGTGCTGTTGCCAATTCAATCCGAAGAACCTCTTTATCAAGTTCAACGTGAACCTCAAGCTCGTCCTGTGCAATTTTCTGAACTGCTTTTCCGATTGGTTGGAATAAATTGGAAGAGCAGATGGTGAAGGTGACAGCAAATGATGCCATAAACTGCACCCGTTCAAGCATCAGCAGTGCTACGATACCCATAAACAAGTCATCATATGCTTCGATGATCTTGACTTTACCAAGCGCGTACTTATGTGATGTATTATACAGGGTTTCCATCACGGTACCTACTGTTGATAACCGCGCGAATGATTCCTTGACGGCTAGTACTTCAGAGAGTACTGTTGTGGGGTCATCAAAAGACATTCGTACAATCTCGGAATATGTTGCTGAATGAATAACTTCATTATCAGAGATACGCTGCCATGCTGCCCATAAAGATGCATCAGTGATAAACGGCGCAAGCACTGGTGCGATAGATCGTGATGCTATGGAGTCGGCTTCCCACTGCCAAGCCAAAGTTCGGATCATTATATCATAAACTGACTTAGGGCAATTTTTAAAGTCGAGGTTGCACTGTGTGTAGTCAAATTCCGCTTCGTCCCAATCTAATGATTTCATGGTTTTGTATATTGCCCAAATCTTCGGATAGGGTTTGTTCACTGTATTGAACAAACCCGGATCTGGGCCAAAAAACAATGGGGCACTCCGATCAAGATAAGACTCTTCTGTTTGTTCAAAATTAAATACTTTGCTCATTTTTCATTTCCATTAAATAAATTTCTATAAATAGGTGGTACTCGCGGTTTCTGAGACCCAGTACCATTAGCCAACTCAACAAGGAGCCTTTATGGCCAAGTCATATACTTATCATTACGCATACCGTATCACAAACAAGGTAACCGGAATGCACTACTACGGTGCACGTAGTTGTAATATCGAACCAAAACTAGATCTCGGTTACATTTATCCCGGCTCACTCTCAAATAAAGAGGGTGTTATATTCGTGGCCGATCAAAAAACTAATCCCCGAAACTATAGGTACAAGGTTGTTCAAATATTTGAAACTCGCATACTGGCAATATCACGCGAAATAATCCTCCACGCCATGTTCAACGTGAAGTGCCATCCAAAGTTCCACAATAAGTCAAACCAAACATCCACCGGATGGGATACCACTGGTACGACCATGCCAGAAGGAGCTACGTTGAAGCGACTTAGTACCCGAGCGAATAATGATGCACTCCTAACATTAGCTAAAAGGGAAAAACGTGCCGCTGACCGAACAGCGCGCCGCATTGCAAAGGCGGCCGGTGGATTCGTTCGCAAAAAGCAAACTCCAATATCTTCAGAAGCAAATGCCATCAAAAAGCAAAAAGAAAGATATACACGGGCCATAAATGATGCACGCAGATCACCAGAAGATACAGCGACAAATTACGCAAAGAGACTTGCATCATGGGCTCAAACTATGGCTAATGGTTTCGAGCACCCGAATAAGGGAAGGAGCCCTTCGGCGGTCTCCGAAGCATCTCGCCTGGCCTCCAGAGATAGAAACCAAGCAGCCGGGAAGATTTACAATAAACCCGGGCCCAAGATTAATAGATCATAGCGTACACGACTCGCATGGCTCTTCGTCATCTGGTGCATCCAAACTTATTAGAGCATTTTCGGTTGTATTAAGATCAACTCCATCAGAAGTTAGGCTCACGACATAATATCTTGTCTTCATTCCGAACTTCACCATGTCCAGGTAGTCGTTGATCATGCTCGATGATGTTACCTTATCGTCGCCGACGATTCTCACAAACAGGTCGGCACTAATACCTTGGTCGGTCCACTTTTGCATCACAGCATATACTTTGATCATGTCTGTCGTGGCTATATCCCATGCAGACTGATATCGAACCTTCAGCTTTGTCGAATCGGGTGCGCACCAGTGATTCACTGCAGTATCGTTTGTCTTCATGATGTATGTTTCACGAATAGGGTATGGTCCATTCGTAGTACCTGAACTGATACTGCTAGACTCGCCTGGCATATAAGCTGCTAGCACAGAGTTACGAATTCCGCCGTTCTTGATGATTTTTGATCTGAGTGATTCCCAGTCTCGTTTGTTTTCAATCGTAACCAAACCACCCACCCGCTTTTCATAGGTATCGATAGGCAACCATCCAGATGGCCATTTTGTTTTGTTCATCCATGGAGCATTACCGAGTTCTTTACCAAGACGCAATGACGCGTTGATGAGATGATATATGTGTGTCTCAGCAAGCTCGTGAATAAAGTTCAAACCATCTTGATCATCATACTTTTTGTTCTTCATCGCCATAAGGTGTGCAAGACCCATCATACCAACGCCAGCCGACATACGAGCTTTTGCTGTATCGTCTAGATTTTTGAACACATAGTCAGATTTGAAGATACACACGTCGATCATTTTAAGACTGTAATAAGCAGCATCGGCATACATCTCATCTGATTCGATATTCGATACGACAATCCCAGCAAGGGAACAGAGCCCTATTTCGCCGCCGCCTTCTGTATATGATTGATACAGACCTGCGACCGATTTATATGCTGATGTCGGAAGAGCTATTTCGGCGCATAAGTTACTTGAATAAATTTTGTCGTTAAACGGTGTATGCTGATTCATCATGTCGGTCATATGAAGATACTGAACCCCGGTTTCATACGATTGGGTTAGGGCGGCCAACAATACATCGCGGGCATTTAGTTTATGGATTGACGTTTTTTCAAACTCGGCATACATTTCTTCAAATTTCGTTTGATCGGTGTCGTACATCGCTTCATACATCTCTGGATGTGTAGAGTATGAGAACAGTGAGTACAACTCGTTCCGGGCCGCGCGCCGAGCAAATAGCTTATTGGATCCAAAGTTATAATGACAGCCGCCGATCTTTTTGCTGGCAGGCGTCATTGGATGCTTTAGCTTCATAATCACCTCGACCTCTGGGTCAAAGCATGTGTAATACACAGTTGACGCGCCCCCGCGACCATTCTGCATGTTCGCGCCAATAGCTCCAACCATGGCGCGATAGTAGGGTAGTTTGCCCTGATGCTGGATCATACCGCCACGGATTGGATCGCCAAGCGATCGCGTCTTAATGTGGGTACCGATACCCGCGCTCATGCACGTCATCATATACGCAATGTGATCGCCCGCAGCCAGACTTGGTGCAGAGTCGTGGGTTGTGTACAGACAGCACGACGCATAGCCGTTCAGTGCAGTACCGAGATTCACGAAGTTTGGGGTCGGCGCGTTGATACGATTGTGAGCGAAGTGCTCGTACCACTTGGCCACGTGGAGCAAACGGTCGGACTTTTCATTCTCCCCTAGTGCCATGGCCATACGCATATACACGAACTGAGCGGTTTCATATTCCAGTTTAGTAACCTTATTACGGATAGCATACTTGTTACGGATCTGATTCAATTGGAAGTGAGGATATTTCAAGTCGATTTTATGATCAATGACACTCTCAAGATGTTCATAGTCATCGTCTGTATAGTTCAGTTTTACCATAAGACCTGCATCAAACAACCGAGAGTGCAGTTTTTTGATAGTTGGTCGGCCAGTTGGATATATGATGCGCGTCAAGAGGGCTGAGTATAATCGACCAGCCATGCGGTTGTATTCCCACGTCTTCCGATTAATACATACGTTGATAAGAGTCTCTTGAAGCTGCAAGGAACTACATTCGGTTGGACATTGATTAACTGCTTCAAGAATAACCGTTGACCATTCAACATGACCATTCAATGTCTTAGCTGCCCACATTCCCCAACCGTTTACTTTAGAAGGAGAGAATGGTTGGGTAGAACCATCCCGCTTGATGATAGTCTCGATCATTTTTTATTTCTTTTCTTGTTTATTTTTCTCAGAGTGCTTTGGAATTCTGCAATGTCTTCAGTTAGATCTGGGTGAATGTCCATCACTGGTACAAAATCGGTTATAACTTCTAATTTATCTTCGACAATCAATTCGAAATATTTAGGTTCAACTATAGGAGTCATTTCAATTGTCTCAAAACCAGATGCTAGAATATCTTGAAATTCCTCACTGAGCGGATCAATAGTTATCACAGAATTATCAACAACTATCACTGGTTCGAGTGATTCATTAATTATCAATTGTTCTTTTGTGGCTAGTAATTGCCATGGGTTCATCAATTCAGGTTCGCTAATGATGTTAACTGCTATGACAGGAGTCATTTCGATAATGATAATCTCAGGCTTACCAAACACAAGCTTAGGTATGATCGTATATAACTTACCACGAACATGTTCCTGATTTTTTATATCACCGGTCAACTTCATGATCACTGTAGATTTATCTGAGTTAATGTTGGCATAATTGTATAACTCAGAATAGAATGAATCGTTTTCCAACCAATATTCGTGTGTGTCGGTATTGATAATAATTATATTATCATCAACGGAGCACCAATTATTTTTTTGATAATGTTCTTTCATTAGCATCTTCTTTCTAGGGCTAGAGATAATAGAGCTCCCGCCCCACTCTTTTTGTTACTTAATATGTATTGTTCGATGTCATTAGACGATATCCCAGACTGAACAATTTCGTTGATATCTTTTTTCCAGTGATCTGGTAATAGACAGATCGTATAACCATTTATCACAGCCTTTTTCAATTGCAATAGCACATGGGGATTTCTACGAAAGTCATTGTCGGGTATGATAATCACCTGTTCTTTATGGGCTTCTAGAAAAGCGGACTTGTAACTAGCACGACCTATTCCAACACAGTTATTAAGAAACATGGAATCGATCTGTCCCTCTACTACGAAAATGGGGGCTTTGATATCAATATGATTCAACCCATAAATAAATTCCTTTGTGTCGTCCGTTCTAAGATGGATATATTTTGGCTGTTCTTTACCAAAAGCCCGACAGCTAAACCCAAGTAGATTATTATTTAGGTCATAGTAGGGTATGATCAGTCGAGGCACGTCACGTTTGAACTTGGCGAAGATGGGATCGATTCGAGATGCCCATTTATAAAACTTTGGCGCTAGGAAAAATTGTATATACCGATGCTTTGGGATACCACGGTCGATAATATACTTTACGGCTGGATTATTTTGATCAAGCTCGATGTATGAAACTAAGCCGTCAAGATAGTTTAGTTTTGGTTTTTCAATAACAGCCACAGGTTCCACGAGCACGGGACGATATTCTTCTTTACTCTCCCATACGCCAGCCTTAAAATTCTCGAGACAATATTCTTTATATAGACCTGGATCGATATCTTGAATAAACTTGGAAAGGGGAAGAGACTCACCACAATTAAAGCATTTTAACAGGGTAACATTTTTATAAGTTAAAAAGTGACCACGCTTCTTGTTAGAATCGGAGCGTTCGCAAGTATGTGAAAAACTAGCAACAACTGATGCTGTGTTTTTGTATACAAGATTTCTTAGACGTGATGACACAAGCCCAATAAATTTACGATCAATAATTATACACATAGTTTATTATAACACATAAGTTAGATAGATATAATAAATTGTGGTATAAGAGAAGTTCGCCCGCAACGCGGGCTCTAGATTAAGAACCGCCGCTACGTTGATACATATCTAATACATAGCTAATTACTTTCGCCGAATTAAGCCCCCAGGTCTCGCTTGGGCTTTTAAATCTAAGTGCGCTATTCTGGCTGTGCCACCACATGTTAACTAATTCCTGTGATCCAAGCATGGCCATTAGAAATGGGGCCAATTGCTCTTTAGTTTCTATATTATAGATCATTAAAACTCAATCGGGCCAATTCTATCGGCCATATTATATTGTACAACCTGTTCGGGCGCAAGATAAATATCATGATCTGTCACTAGAAACTTACGAATAATTTTCTCATCTAATCCAGTATGTTTAATATAATGCTGCATTATCATACGATCTAAACGGTCATACTCGCTCTGTAGGCTTTTGAGTTCCGTGTAGGAGCCCTCGGACACTGTATTGAAGTTATGGGTCAGTGTCATGCACGATGGCGTGATCACTCGGCGGCCCTTCGCGCCAGCCATGAAGATCAATAAACCGGCGGACTGAATCTGGCCGATACCAACGGTCTTGATTGGAATCTTGGATGCAGTAATGGCTTCAACAATAGCCATGCCGCCACACAAGTCGCCGCCTTCCGAATTAATAAGAATCGTGAGTTCTGGCGGGGGATTATCGACAATATTCATCATAACAATCCACTGAACCATATCTGCCGCGGATTCGGTCGTTATCTCGGAGAATAATAAAAACGGCCCAAGTTTCTCTTGGAATTCGATTCTAGTTAAATCGAAATTCTCTTGTTTAATTGGGGTCTTTTTTGATACGGGCTTTTTGATTGGAGACCTTTTGATTGGAGACTTTTTGATTGGTGATTTTTTCGTCATTGACTGCCTCTCCAGTATAGAATATATGATTTCCGATCTGCATATGGTATTTATATCCGAATCGTTCATAAAACGATTTTACTGTAGTATTGTGAAAAAACAGAGATCCGACCGTATTATCTTTGATAGATTTAGATATCACCAAATTATAGGCTATCTCTTTAATTTTAGAGGATATTTTAGTGGCAATGGCTGTCGATTCCAACATATTAATAGTCCAAGAAAATTGATACGGTTGATAAACCACACCACAGATACTATTTGGAAATCTAATATTTTTGACACGATTCATTGTGACGTGGCCCACGGCGATAATACCCATTTGAGACTCGCCGCGAGCCTCGTAATGGAGATTGAGTTCCATACACCGGAGTTCTGTTTTTAGCTTTTTGTTTATTAGAACAAATTCTGGCTTCAGAATCATGTGACCAACGACTGCGTTGTGATAAAAAAAGCCGATTATAATATTTATGAATAGAATAGATTTAATTAATTTTTGCATGTATCTTATATTGATACCAACCCAATCGTGGGAAGAATACCGATGTCGAATATTTCAATTATCGTTTGTAATGAACTGGTCGTTCATATAAACCGCCTTCGGAACGATATACTGATATGTAATGGCCGTTCTTCGAACCATCTTGAAAGGTCCAACTACGAGTTTCACCGTAGACAATGGCCCGAGAAGTTTCCCCCCATGTGTCAATCAAGCCCTCGGATTCGAGTGCAGCATTTAGTGTGGGAAAGTAATTTTGTTTCATGTTTCATTATAACACAAACAAGAATAAAAGTAAAAATAAAAACGCGGCCTAAGATAGCTCCTTATCATCTAGGCCCGGTGCACCTCGGCTAACGAAAAGATTATTTCGTCATTGCCAACAATAAAACGAATATAACAACAGAGATAAATCCACCCAATACTACTGTGATTGATTGTGTCGCAATTGTTACAATAACAGAAACCAAGAGCGAGATAAAACAAAAACTTTAAACATAGTTATTCCTCAAAATCTTCGGTAGAAACCGTATCTGATTCCACACCATCTATAAATGTAGAAAGTTCTACTTTAAATCCCCAAAGATTTTGAACGTGTTGCAATACGGCTAATGTATCCTTTTCGTGTAATTCAGAACCATCCTGGGAAATATAATGGAGTTCTAAACGCCGGGTTGAATTTAGATTGGCAGAATATACTTGAATATTAGGAGTAATTTTAGATCGATCATATCTATTAGCTAGAGTAGCTCTAATCTCTTTATAACCCTTTTCGTCATGAATTTGTTCAACGACATACGCACGATCATTTAAATCGGCGATCTGAAACATTCTAAATTCCCGCATAACCTTAGGCCCGAGGAACTGTCGTATACCCGATTCGTCGTTGTAGTTTGCAACAATATCTCGAATTACTCCAAAGTGATTGCCTTTGCCCGCAATGGCGGGAAACCATTGGCGATCTTCTTCATCTGGTTTAGTACAGATTCGTTCTATATCACGCAGAATTGCCAGACCGAGTGCATAGGGATTAAAATTTGGGCCAACCTGCTCAAAGGTACCTTGACGCACAACAGCGGACTGTACATCTGCGATCTCAAGCATAGAGCCTTCAGAGATTAATCCCTTTTCATACAGCCGACCCAAAATATACATGTGCGTATATGTGGCCATACCTTCATTAAGAACCTTTGTTTTCGACTGCCCATTAAAGTATGTTGCTATGGTGCGAACGATTCTAATTATCTCGCGTTTCCATGGGGCTAGTGATGGGGAGTGCTTTTCGATAAATTTTAGAATATTTTCTTCTGTATCGATAGGGAATTTCTTGTGTTCAGTTTCTATAACCTTTGGAGGTTCTGGTAATGTACTATCCATTACAATATCAACCTGTGATAAAAGATATTCTTCTCGAGCTAGACGATGAGCTGTATCTTCGGCTAGATTAAATACTTTCTTTTTTGTTTTATCAACCCCCTGTTGCTCTAGAGCGTGAGCTGAATCCAATATAGATTCCACTTCGCCTAGGCCATATTTTTCTTCGCAATTAGAGATAAATTTCTTAGCGAATGTAAGATAATCTATTATAGAATCCGCCATACCCAATTCTTTAAATAGATAGTTATGTTTAAAGAAATGATTGTGGCCGAATGCGGCGTGCGCTATAACTAGTGCTTGTATAGTTGCAGAGTTGCCCTCCATAATAAAATTGATACATGGGTTTGTGTTAATTACAATCTCATATGCCAGTCCGCTATGGCCCTTCCTATAGTTATATTCATCTCTAGCAAATGATTTTCCAAAGCTCCAATGATTATATCCCGTGGTAAGGCCGACTCGACTATACGCATCTAGCATCTGTTCGCTTGTAGTGATATAGAATGTGTTTGGATATATATCTAATCCCATTTCACTGATGGCGATTTTTTCACACTCAACTGCTATTTTAGAAATAGTATCGGCATTCCACTCGTTATCGACAAAAAGTAATTTAGATTTTTTCATGGTGTATCTCTAGAAAAAATTTCCCGAAACACGGCATAAATTCCTGATGGGAATATCAATTTTTTCAAGACGATATTTTCGTGCGCAGTTCGCAATTTTTCATATAAGCCCCACAAACTTGTTTTTCTGATATCGGACATATTAAATGAACTAACATGTTCTGAAGTTAATTCGGTATAGATAAAATACTGTAGTTTTGGCAATAAATCTTCTAAATATTTTTGTACGGCTGGATTATCACTTTCGAAATTATCGCCGTCACTAGAAGAAGCACAATAAATATTCCATTCTTCTATGGGATATCTAGCCTTGATGATTTCTGTTACTAGTTTGAATGCTGTTGATACTATAGTGCCACCCGATTCTTTGCCGTAAAAGAATTCATCTTCATCGCACTCTTTCGCCTCAGTCGTGTGTCTGATAAAAACCACGTCTATATTTTTATATTTAGAAGATAAGAACATATGCAGAAGCATATAGAATCTTTTAGCGAGATCCTTTTCATATTCTCCGACAGAGCCAGATACATCCATCACACAAAACATCACCGCCTGGTTCATGGGTTTAGTTTGTATTTCAAACTTTTTATATTTTAGATCAATTGGATCAAGAAAAGTTATAGCATTGGCTTTTCGTTTTAATCGGGCGATTTCTTCAATAATAGAATCACGCTCTTCATCATCTAGTTCTTCAAATAATAGAATCTTTTCAAGCTCTAAGATTTTTCGAAGCTTTGGAAATTTCAGCGCGATACGTCGCCCCAATGAATTTATCATTGACTGTTCTAAATCTAGTAGAGACGGGTTTCCAGAGGAAGAATATCCAGCTCGATTTCGTACAGTAGAGTTTACTTGCTTTGATGATTTTTTGATAAAGTCCGGTAGTTCAAGCCCATCAAATAATATTTCGGCGTATTCTTCTTTGGATAAAACGAATTCGAATTCGTCTTCGCCGGAACCAGAATCAGATGCATCATTACCTTTGCCTTTATTCTTTTCGGGCTTTTTAATGAGATCATCGACAACGAATTCTTCATTTCCCGGAAGAACATACTTGCCTTTAACAGTATTCGGATCATGACGAAAATGCGGCTCTGAAATCCCATCGATCGGGATTTTAACTTTCTGTTGACCAGTATTAGTAATAGAACGCTCTGATACTGTATCCCGGATAGCTTTCTTAATCGATTCTCGTGCTCTTCTAATAAATCGGCCCCGATTGCCCAGTGACTTACCGCCCGGATTAGTTCTTCTATCAACAATAGTATGTGACATATTAAACTGAGAAGGATGATCCACAGCTACATGTAGATGTAGCGCCGGGATTATTCGTGACGACAAATTGTGCGCCAGCCAGATTGTCATTATAATCTATAATAGATCCAACCAGATACTGATAGCTCATTGCGTCGATCAAGAGGGTTACACCGTTCGTGACCGTGGTCATATCGTCTTCCTCGATATCTTCGGCGAACGCGAATCCGTAGGAAAAGCCAGAACAGCCTCCACCCTGTACAAAAACGCGTAGCATAAGACCGGGCTTGCCGTCTTCGGCGAGTAACTCTGCAACCTTTACGGCCGCTGATTCGGTAAAAATTATTTCTGTCATACTTTTTTGATGTGAAAACTTTCGCCGCAACCACACATTGTATCGACGTTAGGATTGTCAAATTTGAACATCTGCTTGAGCCCTTCGGTGACGAAATCTATACGACTACCATCAAGATATTGTAGATTTATCTTATCGATCAATACCGTGGCACCATATGCCTCAAATATATTATCTGTATCTGTTACATTGCCTGCTATTTCGAATGTGTGTGCCAAACCAGTACACCCAACCTTCTTGATACCGATTCGCAATCCAATACCTGGCTGTTTCTCAAGTTGGTGGCGAATCTGTTTCGCGCAATTTTCAGTTAGTATGATTGCCATGGGAAAGCCTTATTATATTTATAATGTCAACAAGTTCTGGGCTCTGGAGTACTTCAGTGTGCCCATAGTTCAGAATTATTTCATTTGACTGTTTATATAGTTCTCGTTGACTTTCGATGGTAATAACCCCATCGTTTTTTCCAAACCATAAGACATCAAAACCGTGGGTAGTAACAATATTAGTCCATGGGCATGCCGGAGGCATATGTCGCGGGCGACTTGTCCACATTCCAGTTCTACTCAACATTATTAACCAGTGTGGTATCCGATTGAATGATGACCAGAAGCTAACGTATTTACTACCGCCCCAAGGTGTTCCAATAGAGATTCCGTGAGTTACAAGCTCTGGATTCCGTTTAGCCAAATGCCAGGCATAAAGACCGCCCATGCTGTGTCCAACAACGATGCACGGTTCGGTGATGTGCTTCTCCATCGCGATGAGATTATCTTCCGGCGATAATGTCATTTCCCAAGATAAACGAGTATTTGACATATGCGCACCGACCCAATTCCAGGATATATTTGATGCATGTGCGCCATGAATCAATAGGATTTTCATAATACTAACTCTTGGCGATACGAAGATACCATTCAACTAAACGCCGGACGGTTTTTTCAGTGTAACCTTTTTCAATCATCCGTTTCAGGAATTCAGCATGTTTCTCGCCATCGGCTTTTGAGGCTTTTGCGCTAAAAGATATAACCGGTAACATTTCGTCAGTCGCGCTGAACATCTTTTTCTCGATCACTTCGCGTAGCTTCTCATAGGAAGTCCATGCGGGATTCTTACCCTTATTCTGAGCACGGGATCGCATTACAAAGTTTACGACCTCGGCTCTAAAATCTTTAGGATTAGAAATCTGGGCGGCCTTCTCTATTTTCTCAAGTTCCTTATTCAGGACTGCTCGATCAAACATCTGGCCCGTGTCGGCATCTTTAAATTCGATATCCTGAACCCAGTGATCAGCGTAATCGATATATCGGTCAAACATATGCTGACCGAAGTCGGAGTACGAATCTAAGTATGCTTTCTGAATTTCATGGCCGATATATTCTTTATACTTCTCGGTCATGTGTATCTTAACAATCTCCAGTAAAGAGGTTGCCTGATCTTCTGGAAATTGCTCCTGTTTAATTGCGCGTTCTAATACATACATTAAATGCACGGGATCACACGAAACTTCAGTGGGATCAAAATTGTATGTTTGTGACAGGATTTTGAAGGCGAATCGAGTAGAGATGCCACGCATGCCCTCATCGACTCCAGCATTCTCTTTGTACTCTTGGAGAGTTTTGGCCTTAGGGTCTTTGTCCCGTAAATTCTCACCGTTATATACAGCCATCTTCGAAACCTTGGAAGAATTTTCGTGCTCCTTCAGACGGGACAATACAGAGAAGTCTGCTAGAAGTTCCATAGTCATCGGTGCGCATGGGGCAGTTTTCAGGGATGATTCGCCTATCATCTTCTTGTATACTTTAACCTCTTCTGTGGTCCGGAGGCAATATGGAACTTTAACAATATAGATACGATCCAAGAAGGCTTCGTTATTCCGGTTTGAACGGAATGTGATCCATTCAGCCTCATTCGAGTGAGCCAAAATAATTCCGTTAAATGGAATCGCGCCGAGCCCTTCTTCAGTTCCGTTATAGTTACCTTCTTGTGTAGCAGTTAAAAGCGGGTGAAGAACTTTGATCGGTGCTTTGAACATCTCGACGAACTCAAGGATACCCTGATTCGACAAACACAAACCTCCGGAATAGGAATATGCATCTGTGTCGGATTGAGAAAATTCCTCAAGCATCCTGATGTTAACTTTTCCGCAGAGAGCAGAAATATCTTGATTATTATCATCACCAGGTTCAGTTTTGGAAATTGCTACTTGATTCAGCTTTGAAGGCCACATCTTCATAACAGAGAATTTAGAAAGATCGCCGTCACATTCCTTGAGACGTTTCAGAACCCATGGTGATGGAATCTGATTTAGATAACGTGTCGGAATATTATATTCGGCTTCAATATGTTCCTTCAGAGCTGGGTCAGTGAATAGACCGAGGGGAGATTCGAAAACTGGGGAAACTTGGTTACCGAACTTCAGTACGTAGATCGGTTGTTTTTCCATCATGTTTTTTAGACATTCCGCAATGGAAGATTTTGCTGAACCCACTGGTCCAAGTAGATACAATACCTGTTTACGTTCTTCAAGCCCTTGTGCAGAGTGTCGGAAGTAACCAACGATTCGTTCAATTGTATCTTCCATACCGTAGAGATCCGCGAAGGGTTTATAACGGCTGATGGTTCGATTTTGAAAAATACGTGATAGTGTATGATCCGTAGATGTATTAATTACCTCAGGTTCACCGAACGACTTTAACATTCGCTCGGCTGGAGAGGCATAAGTGTCTGGAGAGGTTTTACATAGGTCCAAATATTCTTCAAGTGAAAATTCTTCACTGTTCTTTGATTTTGCAACGTCGGAATACAGAGAAAACAGTTTATTCATTTTGTTTCTTTCAGCTAAGTTAATTCATAACAACTATCATTTATTTATAAAATAATCTTAACCAATAATTTTCTGGCACCATTTCATTTGAAGTATGTGATAAATATATTTATCCTAGTTTATCTTAGATCATTTCATATTCCTGATAGAGTCTCCTTGAGTTCCACCGCCTCCGGGTTACAAGAAGGCCAAGTGCAGGAGTGGCTCTGGGAGGTGTCGAGGGAAGCCCGCAGCGCATCCATCGCCCCATCAATTTCAGCAGGTAGGCAAGGCCCGCCGATACTTGTCTCGTTCAGTTGCTCAAGCCGCAGGAGAGCTAGCTTTAATACTTCGATGTTCATGGTGTCTCCTTAGTTTGCTGCGCTATGGCAGCGTTTAGCACGATATAGAGATTCCGCATTTCTGTAGGTAGCCCCCTAGAAGCAACCTCGTCATTCCCATAGTCACACGGGTGCACATCTACATTGTTAAGTGCGAGTCTAACTACTGACTGTGCTGCTGCCCTCAACCCTTCGATCTCCTTGGCTTGTGCAGGTGGTGAGGTGTAGAGCGGTCGGTCATCCTCACAAGTCTTGTGCCCCCAGATGCTTCCACCAATGGCTTGCCATGCAACAGGCTCCTGCTCCCCCGCCTCCGGGTTACAAGCAGGCCAAGTGCAGGGGTATGTGTCGATGGAAGCATCAGCCTTCAACTCCTCGATCTCCTTGGCTTGGCGTTCTAGTTCTTCAACAGCATCTTTGACGTCACCGTACTCTTCGTATAACGCACCTGCTCGGAGGTGTTCAATTAGTGTGCTAATTTCGTCTCCTTTGTTTGCTGCGCTATGGCAGCGCCGATTGCATCAGCCTTCAACAGCCGTATCTCAGCATGAGCCTTACCCAGCTGTAGGTCAAGCTCTCGTAGTTCTTCAGTCATTTCTCCTCGGGGTCTTCTACAGTTCTATGTAAAACTTTTACTATCGTCTCCCACTCCTAATGAGTCATGATAGTTCGCAAGGTGCTATACGCCCCATTGCTTAGTTGCGTGCGCAATACAAATTCATAGTCTAATAACGCGCTGGCTCCGCTACCCAATACGATACAGTGCGTTGCGCCCATAAAGTTTTCTTCGTTTTTCTCTGTCCTCTCGATAGACTCTGCTGCGGCGGGGCGGATGCCGAGATAGTTGTAGCCGATGCCAACGGTAATTCCCCGCTGGTCGGCTACCCTTTTGTGAAGAAAACCGCCGTACATTGTTGAGTCAACTTTTGTCATTTCATCTCCTTCTTTTTCGGTAGTGCTTTTACATCATCAACCCACACTCCGCTGTCGGGCTTGGCTTTTAACGCCACATCATTTTCCCTGCCGTGGGCAAGATAGAAGCCGTTGCGGTCTGCCATCTCATTGGCAACTTCGTGTTGTCTTACTGTTTGCCATGCGTTCATTTCGTTCCCCTAAGTTTCTTCCACCAATAAAGAAGGCTCATGCCTTCAAATACGTCTCGCCAGAATTGTTTAGTCATTTGTAAAACCCTGTAGTTTTAAGCCACGCAATAAACGCGGCATAGACTGCCGTAGCCTCGTCGGTATCTTGCTCAATCTTCACGCCGTGGACGTAGAACCCGTCTGGCGATACGCGGAACATCTCAGCACCGCCCATAGGTGCGTGGAATGTGATTGAGTTTTTTGGCTCGGGTGCTGCTGTAATTTCAGTGTTGTTCATATCGATCTCTCCTTTATGTGTCGCTCGACGTACTCGGCCTGCATCCAAGCCAAAGCTCCTAGCTGTTGATAAACGTCATCGTGGAAGTCGCACCACGCAGCCATTGCTGCGTCACTTCCGCTGCCTATGGCAAAAAACTTGTTTCTAAGTTTCATGGGGTATGGACTATTTTCATAGAGCCATACTCCCTCCGGCCCACCGACCAATAATGTCGATTTATCTGCCTCGGCAATTTTGGGAAACTTTTCAATGTTAGCCCCCGCCTCTAACCACTTGATCATGGCTTCAGTGGCGCAAACCGTACCAGCACCCCCGACAATAGCGTGCCCAACTCGTTGAATTTTCGTACGCTGCGTTTTTGTGTAGTAATACTCACCCTGTCTATCAGAGGCCATTGAGTTGCCATCGAATGCGATTACAGTCATTTCGTCTCCTTCATAGCCGCGTCAATCTCAGCGCAAACTTCGCGCAGTCGGTTTTCTTGAGCATCCCACGCAACAGTCCCCGCAACAGTCCCCGCAACAGTCCCCGCAACAGTCCCCGCAACAGTCCCCGCAGCAGCCCCCGCAGCAGCCCACGCCGCAGCCCCC